CCGATTTGTAGTCGATGCAACATGAGTATGGGCAGTCAATACACGATTGACGAATGGAATCGAAAGTTTGCCAGTCCTAGGTCGAAGTGGTGTATGTGTTTCGTTCGGCAATGAACATCTCATCCCATCCATTCACTGGAATAATGCGATATCCAATCGAACGAACATAGTCGAACAACTCTTCGCGTAGTTTGGTTGCAGGAAGTCCTTCGCGTTCACGATAGTCTGCCCACGACTCAAAAAAGATACGAGGATACCCACTTCGTTTGAGGGTCTCTTGCATGCCTTCGAATACCTCCTTTTCAAAGCCCTCGACATCAATCTTGATCAGACCAATATTGTTAAGATTGAACGAATCCAAGGTTGTAATAGGCACTTGGATTGATTCACAGACCTTATCCTTGAAATCAATGCAGCTATTTCCACCTCCATCTTCCGATCTGAAATAATAGGGAAGGGTTCCAGTATGATTTCCCAATGCAGTCTTATGGATTGTGACATCATAATCAAGTCCTCGCAATGCGACATTGCCGCATAAGAAGTTATGTGTTCGTGGACAGCATTCAAAGCTATGAACATGGACGCACTGTTTCGCAAAGGGAAGTGTCCACGTTCCTACATGGGCTCCAATATCGACAAACACCTTACTTGGATCCATCATAGACATTGCCCAATCGATCAACGACCGTTCATACACTCCAGTATTCGCAAAATCATAGGCAATTTGTTTTTCGAGAAACAATAGCCCATCGGGTGATAGCTTTTGAAGAACCGGTGTGTCTGTTCGTAAGGATTGCTCACGTAGGTAGAACATTTGATTAATTAGACGGCATTGGTATAAATGACTTTGTAAGACGCTTGCATTCAGACTCTAGATGCTCACGTTGAAACTGTGGCTCGAAAATGGTATCCGCCAATTGCTTTGCGTATACAGAGATCTGTTTAGCCTCTTCATCGTGTGTAACTAACCATTCCAAGGTCTCATTCAAGTTTGACAAATCATACTGAATCGGTACATAATTTACCATGGGTAGTAAATATCTCTTCAACCAAAAGTCATTGTCTGGATGCGTAACCATGACTGGAACTGAACCAGACCCAAAGACCCATTGAAGATTGGACGCAATACAGTTTCCATCCACAATGAGAATGTATTTGTATCCAAAGTGCCGTTCTACGCTACATCGCTCTGCAAAAAAGCGTTCGGGAATACCCTTGCCATTTTCCCAGCCACCCCAATGAGTTAATTTTACATCTGAATGAGGAGAATCAATAAGAGCTGCAATCACTCGTTCACGAATTGATGGAATCTCATATCCAGAAGACCCACCGCGCCAAAACAGAATGGGTTGTCGTGTGTTCCACTCTGGGAGTGCAGTGTCTTTGAATAGACCATCTTCAAAGGTTTTATCATCCAATGGAAGAAGTACTAGATTTTCCTTTTGAACACGGGAACACAGTGCACCGACATACTTTGAAGAAGGATACTGATTCGCAGGTGTATTACCAAATCCTTCAAGTCCAAACCCATCTGAAGATAGAATTGTAATCTCTGGAAAAAGAGATCGAACGAATCGATCGATGGGTCCATCTTTTGTACAGATACTATATCCACCTGCCCAATAATGTGCCATTATAAGTCCAGAGATACAACCTGTTTAAGCTCTATTTTAGAAGGTAGCGTTCCATGTTTGCGGTGCTCCAAGACTTCATTCCAACACTGTGTCAATCCTTCCAGATGTTTAGGTAACCACTCTGGGTCTTTGGGTACAAAGTCCTCTTTAATCGAGGTCAATAACCAATAGATGACTTGCGTTGTGTCTTCATAGATGTCTTTGTCGTAGACAACCTTCCCTGATTCGTAGACTGTGAACACTCCTTTTTGTTCAGTACTTCGAACCCATTCTGAATAGTTCACTTGCTTGAATCGGAACTCGACATACTCACATTCGTCAATGCCTGTGCATTCCATCTGCATTTGCATTTGATGAATGTATCCAGGTGGAATCTCCGCTTTCAATGCACGACTGATAGGGCATTTGAATTCCACAAGACGACCATATCGTTTTGGGTCATCGGCGTTCGGCACAATCAATCCGTCCGGTGATGCGCCTAGAAATGCGTAGCGTGGATGCTGAACACAGGATACATCCGTAATCGTGCACTGGGTTCGCTCTTCATAAATCTTCTTTGCCACCGGTTCGAACCGTGTGCCCCATAACAATGCGGGTATCGCATTTCCTTCTCCAGGAGGTTTGGGTTCCAACTTTCGCATGATGACTTCTCGACGAGCCGATTCAGAGCCGAAGACTCCATAGACTTCCGAAGCCGTAATCATTTCACTTCGTTTGGCGTGCCAGGCCTCTGTCCGCTGGTCGTTCGCTCCATACATTCGCAATACACGTTCATAGCACCGGTCTCGCATCCACAGTCGTCCGACTTCCCCGAGCATGAGTCGGTCGGCGAGGGCGTAGACCTGTTGCTTAAGAAGACGAAGCGACAATCGTGGTTCAAGAGTCCTGCAAAACAAGAGGAAGTCTCGCAGTCTTCGCTTGAATCCGGTGTAGGGTCGGTTGTCGAGCAACCATTGAGTAAGGCGCTCTTCCATTGTTCTTCTGTAAGCTTCGTAGTTGAAAGTTCGTTTTCAAGAGCAGCCCTGACTGTAAGATACGAGTCAACATCGGCTCCTTCCAACAGTCGCACTTCAGTGACAAGTTTTTGCTGCATTTCGTTTACAGCTTTCCCTAGTTCGCGCGTATGAGGTTCAATCTGGTCTAAGTCTGCCCCGACGGATGAAAGATACATTGCCGACATTATATATAAAAGGCATTTTCAATGAGCGCAACTAAACCTACTATGGAGATTCAAAGTAAAGACCAACTCGTTCTACACCGACTCGCAGGATTCTATAGCACTCCCGAAGTACTCGCTCGAGTGAAGACCATTCTCTCGGGCCAGTCTAAAATTAGTTTACGACTCATTGACTGGCTCGTGACCAACTATGCGAAGAAGCATAACATTTCCTTTGTCACCAAGACTGGACGACATGTCATCGTGTATCTCGCCTATAAAGCACATCTCAAAGCGTATAGCAAAAAGATGTTTGACCCGTTCTGCCGTTGGAAGCGTATTCAGTTCATGGAGCTGAACACCACCGTCGGACAACTCAGTTTCTTCGAGTGGGCAATTCAGGACGAGATTTTGGATTACCTTGAAACCCACTACGATGACATTCAAAAGGATATGGACGAGTGTTCAACCACCCTTCAAGCAGCCGAGGGACGACGCAAACGTCATGAGTTGTCTCGTTCCGCAACCAAGACGGTCTGTCGTCACGATGTCTGCGTTTCAGTTTCATTTGCGTAAACTAACCATTCAATAATGTTTTCACGGCTACACCCCGAGTTCTTATATACGAACATTTCCTCCGACATCACCGAAAATGATTTGGATGTCGTAGCGGATACCTGGATGATGGACGGACAAGAAGTCTATCGCGGAACACGAGACCCCTCGTATGACCACGCAGATGTGTATTGGTTATACAACGATTCCTTGGAACGAGTTGGATGCGCAGAACATTCGCTCCAAGACCACGCAGATGTGCGAGTCTTATGGTTTCACGACTCTGAGTTTGGCACTCTACTTCAAGAACCTGGATGGAGAGAAGACGATGAACTCTGGTCGAAACTGCCTCGTCATGTCTTTGACAGATATGTCAATGAAGAATGGACAACCCCTGAACGCTTCTTGGAACACTGCTTGTGTGGACCTGTACGCATTGTCACACCCAGCATGCTAGTCATTCGTCCAATCGTCTATACCTGTACCGAGTGTGGTCGCAAATCCTTACAACGGCTTCCACAGTGCAAGTCTGTGCCGCAGTACTTGGACTTCCCGGACAAGGAAAAAACATTCTTTGTGGATTTTGATTTTAAACTACATCATCCACCACTAGACTCAACGGTTTGGTCTAGGCTACAGCGACACGACGACGATTCTTCGCAGGTGCCGCAGGAGCAACCTGTGGAGCAACCGCAATCTGTTGCACAGGAGTTACCGGAGGAGCCGATGGAGTCTCCACATACGCAGTTGTTAACTCCTCTTGTTCTTCCTCCTCTTGTTCTTCCATTAGAGGTTGAACCTTGATTTCAGGTTTGAGTTCTTGCTCAATCTCGTCTGCGAAGATTTGAGATGCAGTGGTTCGTTGTGGAGGCGACACCTTTGCGTAGCTGACTCTCCAAGTCACACCAAAGCCTTGTCCAGAGACATAGATGCTTGGACTGACTACGATGCTGGCTTCAGCTCGCTTAGGAAACACTTGCTGAATGTTCTCGGTTGTCACTTCAACGGGTCTGCCTTGTCCGTCTGTAACATCCATTGCAACACGACCATCATAGACTGGAACTTTCATCTTCAAGCTGGGTGGATACTTGCCTGAAGCTACCCACTCTCCATTGATTTTCTCAACACTTGGACTGATAGACTTCTTCATCATCTCTTCCAACACGGGACGAGACCGAGCCTTACCGAACCACTTTACACTGCTCGCTTCAGCTGTGTCAAGTATCTTTCCTTGAAGGTCGTGTAGGAAGTTGTAGAGAACGCCTGTAGAGCCTAGTTCAGCTCCAGCACGCTCTTGGGCATGTGCGTCACATCCTCTGAGTGTAAGGCTCATTGTGTAGGTAGTTCCGTTCTCGGTTTCCTTGACATTCACACCCATAGGGTAGACGGACTTTTCAAGACGAATCTGAAGAGGTTGACCATTGTACTTCAAGGGAACTGACTTGCCACCTGCTTTGTTCAGGCGGATGTCTCCGAATGAGAGCTTGTTGATGTCGAGGTTAGACGATGAAACGATTGCGATAGTAGACATGATTGCTTGCTTGGGGTATACTATTCACTCCCAGAAAAGACGAGAATCCGTTTTGACCGCATGTTTCCAGTTTTCAAGAAGGTCTTCATAGAAGATAATGGTTCAATGTGCGTCGGTTAAAAAACGAGGCTCTAAGGACCCCTGCACTTCCAATGCATTGGTGGGCCATACGTTGTGTGGTCGGCATGCGCGAATGAAAGAACCCGAGTTATGGGCGGTCGTCCACCCTACATCTCCGATTGTAAACGTTCAAGCCTTGGTTCGAGGATGGTTGATTCGTAAACGAATATCGTCTGCAGGCTTTGGAGTGTTATCCCGCAAAGGTCTTGCGAATGACGAGGACATCATTACGTTCAATGAGAAAGAGCGAGTCCATCCGATGGACTATTTTTCATTTGAAGAGAATGGCAAGCACTGGTGGTTTGAGTTTGGATCGTTGTGGACATGGTCTATGCAAAACTACACTCCAGTGAATCCATATACAAAAGTTCCATTGAACACAGACACCCGAAAACGACTTCGAACCATTTGGGGCTACAAGAAACGAAATCTAGAACCCGTGCCACTCGAATCGGAAATCTTTATCGACCGAGTCCGTCATCGGCTGAACATCTTGACCCAACACTTTGGAGATTATGGCTTTGTCGAGGTGTATCCCGAACACTTTATCGATTTCACAAGGACTGAATACAGGAATGCATTTGTAATGCTTCACCGCGAAGTCCAAATGATATTGCCCGCCTCGGACCCCTTTCGCCAACGGGTTGCGATGTTGTGTGGCAATCGAGCCTTCGCCCTTAACGGTCTCCAGAAAGACACACTCTTCATCCTGCAATGTCTGAATACTCTGCTTCACATCATCACTTTGTATCGCGACCCCTATATGATTACTTTTTCAATTCTGTCCGTTCTACACCGGAGTTAAAAGTATTTACATGACCGCCGAGGGTAACAATCATACCCAACGCGTTAGAAATGTCCTCAACAGTATCTGTCTCTAAAACAAACAAGATGGCCGCCGACAAGAAGACCCAGAAGAAGACCGCCGAACCCATTGCCGCTGCCCCCGTCCCAGCACCTGCCGCTCCCGTCAAGGCCGTCAAGGCCAAGAAGGAGAAGGTGACCGCCTCCAAGGTGGAAATCGTTGTGCCCACCGTCGCCGCGGGTGCCCCAGTAGTCGTTGTCGCTGCACCTGTCCAGACCTCCGATGCCCTCCTCTCCAACCTTACGGAGCAGCTCAAGGCACTCTCCACCGAGTTCACCACCCGTGTTCGTGATGCAGTCAAGGCCACACAGGAGGCAGCCAAGGCCGCCAAGAAGGAGGCCCGTGACTCCAAGAAGAAGCGCAAGGTCGACCCAGCCACCCTCAACCCAGAGCAACGAGCAGCCTGGGAGGCTCGACGTGCCAACAATGCCTTCCTCAAGGAGAAGCCTCTCAGCCCCGAGCTCTGCCAGTTCATGGGTCTCAAGACAGGTGAAATGCGATCACAGACGGATGTGACCAAGTTCATCTCCGAATACGTCAAGAGCCACAGCTGCTTTGACCCAACCTTCAGACGCCGCATTCTACCCAATGCAGCACTTGCCAAGCTCCTCCGAGTCGATGACAAGACTGAAGTTACCTACCTCAACCTCCAGAAGTTCCTCAAGGTCCACTTCATCAAGGCTTAAATCGTCGTGGTAATCAGCTCATGAGGCATTTCTAAATACAAAATCGTACTAAAAAAAGGTGACAACCGACCATCGAGAACCAGCGCACGCTGTTTGTCGTTATCTCGGAGTGTCTTGACAATTCGTTTAAGAACTGCTTCTTTTTCCACACTGGGCTTGACTCGAATCTTGCAGGTGTTCTTGTGCCATCCACAGAGAGACGATTTGGAACACTTGTCTTTGTCTGTGAACTGTCCACACGGTGTTCGCACTTTATTCATGAACTCGATAGGAGTCTTGGTCGTGTCTTCATACGCTTCGGCTTTGAACCATTTGGTCAACTCTTTGTACAGTGCAGCACCTCGATTCACGATTGAATTTCGAAGCACTTCATAGGTCGGGTCCAAGATGGCTCCATCGGGTCCAGTTTGAATGTCTTTGGACAATGAGAACAGCAAGAACTCGTAAATCTCCGATGAATAGGTGATGTTTTGAGCAAGTTGTAAGTCGGCTGCATTCGGAACTCCATCGACCAATGTCTTTTCATTGAACGCTTGGACCGTTTGGATGACTTCTCCAGGAGGTCCTTCTGACTCCTCGGGCACAATCGGAACACGAAAACCAGAAGTGAGTTCGAGTTCAACCACTCTTCCAGCTACATCATGAATATCAGACTGGACTTTAAACTTTGCATGTTTTGCGTCCGTGAGAAATGCACGCACCGCATCTCCAGTCGGAAGGTCTTCGATTGGAACATCTGCGTAGCCTTCGCGCACGGGAACTCCTGCATCGGGTTTGGTATTCGTAGGTTGAATCGGAAGCAGAATCTTCTTAGGGACTAACACGGCTTGAATACGCTTGAATGGGTCCAAGATGACTTCATACTTGGGTTCATTTTTGAGTTGAAGTTCTGCAATCGCATCAGACAATACAGGTGCATTCACCACACACGCACGAACATGTCGGTCACGCACAATCGGTAGTGTGCCTTTGAAAACAGGTCTACGCATGTCAGTTGTGTATTCAGATTTATACGCCTTCGACTCTTTGACTCGCGAGACATAGGCTAACAAGGAGTTACCCATCAAGACAATCGTGCGTGAAGTCGCACCTCCTGAATCCGACCAGAAACCACAGACCACTTGTCCTCCTTCAATCCGAATGACTTCACATTTCAAGAAGGTCGTCACATATTCCAATTCTTCAAGGACTCCAAGGTCTCCGTTCTGATAGGCGTGGTCAATCGACGCAACAATTCTATCGAGCTGTGTATCGCCTTCTTTGCGGTCTTTCCAAGTGCGGAAGAACGAACATTGCAGGAGATGGTCTCGTGCATCGCGAGGGCGTGGAATGGAGGTCTTATCATTCAACAAAATAGGTAAGGTTTTCGAAGGACGACCAAGTCCGACACGGAAGTAATCCGATTCACCCGAAGCAAGACGACCTTTCTTCACTGAATTTGCATAGTCGGTTTCAATGGACAATTGGTCGGCCAACTCGGGTGAAAGGTAAGCAAATCGCAAACTAGGGACTTGAGTTGTGGTTGAGTCCAACACATACGTGGCCTCCTCTTTGGGAGCCAATATTTCCGTTGCAGCTCGTGGAGTTTGAAAACAGCAAGGGATTTTGCGTTTGTTGATGGAGGAGAGTGCTTTGATGTAGTCTGGGTACTTTGCAAGTGTATCTCGTTTGATGACGGTGAACTCCAAGGTATCCAAGTCGTCGGTCGTACGAACCTTACCATCGCAGACTGGGCAATGCAATGCGTCTTCCTTGGTCACGAGTTGGTCTTCTCGCAAAGGAATCTCGTCGCGTATACACCAATACGGTGGGCAAATCACAGTTCCATCGGGGTCTTTGAGTTCCAAGGTTTCATTGGGTGAAACGGTTGAATAGTTGTAGTCAGGTCCTACACGCTCCTTGTCTTCCTTCGTCAACACGATGGCTTGTTTAGGTTTATCACACTTTGAAGGGTAGATGGATTTATCAAAGGTGGCAGGGTCAAACTTTTGAAGTCGGTTGTTGAAGAAGTTGTAGGTTCCCATGCCTCGTGGTTGGACCTTGACCTTTTTGGATTTTGGACCCGTCGGAACTGATTCAACCAGTTCTTCCTCTTCTTCTTCGAATCCCATCATTGCATTGAAGGTATCATCGGCTTCAAGTTCACCGTCCATTTGAATCTCCTGCTGTGGGACTGCGACTTTAGGAACGACCCGTTCCATGCGTCGAGGACAGACCGCATCAATCGCTTCACTCTCCGAAGTCAAGACATGTCGCAAGATATCGACATACTTCAAGGTTCGTTCTAGGTTGGTGACAAACTTAAGAATCACTTCCTTGTTGGAAAATCGAATGGTTGGATACGCACGCAAAGACTTCTCCAAGTTCAGTTCTTCGGACCGTTGTTGAACGGAAATCAATAACTCTGCGGCTTCTTCAATGGGAAGGTTCAATTCTTCGGCTAAATACTCGGCAGTCTGAAGTGCGTCTTCTTGATTCAACACTTGGAGTGCTTGGAGTTCTCGTGGTGTAATGTTGTCCGAAGTGTGTTCAGCTCGAAGGAGTCGGAAGGTATCGGTCTGAAATCCAAAGACACTTTGCAAGCAGGGAAATCGAAGCATATCAAATTCCCGAATCTCTTTTGCGTAGGTCGCTACAACGGATAAGTCACTTAATTCCCAGCGTGATGGGTCAATGTCGGTTTGGACCATGAACGGTGTTAACGCATCCAACGTTTTCATCCATTCCAGGGCTCCTGCTTTCAATTCATCGAGTGTTTCTTTGGAGTTTTTCTCGCGTCGCACATCCACGGTGATATCTCGGTCGGTAATCGCAATTCGTTCAAAGGAAGTGCGAGAGCTTCCACGATACAACAACAGTGTGGGAATACGGCGTTGAGGTTGTGTATTGTTAAACCATCCTTTCCACATGGAGACATCCAATAAAGGTTTCTTGTCTTTCGAATCGGCGCAGTAGAACTTGTGACGCACCGTCTCGGTCTTGGCTGTGAAATATCCAATGTACGGTGTCTCGGGACTGACCGTCATTCCGTAAAAGATTTGCTCGAATCGTGTGCGTGGAGCTGTAAAGGTTGTCGACACCAACGGAATGTACCATTTCGCACGAACCATCGACACCGTTTCATGCTTGGGTGTGTCCAAGTCGAGCAACCGTTGAAGTTGTGCTTGGGACGCTTCAATCGACGCACGCAAAGGTTCAATGGTCGTGGGTGTATCGGGTTTCAATCGAGGAAAGTAGTTCAACCTGATTCCAGGGGATGATTCAGGAGTGACTGCAGTCGCACGAAGTTCAGTGACTTCATAGGGATGTAAGGTTTCAAATAAGCTCTGTGTTTGTGGAATCGGACGCGATGCGGCTTGAAGTCCTGGAATGTCTCTGGGAGGTAACGGCATCACAAAGGAATGGACTTCATCTACACCTAGAATGCGATACTCGTCGAAATCGGTCGGTGGGTCGAACAAGGGTTGCAGAAACTCTTCACGGTCTTCCCACTCTTCTCGTGTCACCTCTCGTTCGGTCACACCGGTTCCAACACGAATCTCGGTCAAGTAGACTTTCAATCGGTCCTGCGTGATTCGCTTTCCGTCCAACGATAAACGCAAAAACAAGTTGGTCCAGTGAATTGGATTGGTCGAGTAATAGTCTTTAGGCAAGTTTGTCTTGGCTTCAATGAACAGGCGGTCTGGATGTGACGCCACATGTAACGCCACAATTTGCCGAACGGTTTCAATGCTGTCATCCTCATAGAAACGGACCGGCTGTAAAGTCCCGAAGACGGGGACGGTTTTCATTATTTATCGCCCCGACTTGATTTCGTCGGAATCACCCCTTAAATAGGACTATCTGTAATCATCATTCCGCAATACGGTGTCGGTGTATGAGAGTAATTGACGGGATGGTAAATGCCGACTTTCACTGCATCTCCCAGGATTAACTTGAAGTTCGCCCAAAACTCTTGCGTGTGTCCGATGGTCTCGGTCATCAAATGTGCCATCTCGTGCAGCATCACAAACATCACGGTGTTTTTATCGACGAGTGGATACTTCGGTGGCTTGGTCTTGTCTCGCAGACAGACGACGATCTTCTGTCCCTTGTTTTCTGAATACGAAGTGTCGGGTGAAGTCATTTCATTTTCAATAAACACATCGGGTGTGAAGCGTTGGACGAATCGACCAATCGGTGGATCCTGGTCTAATCCAGGGGTCTCCTTGTAGTAGGTATACAGCTTGACGAGGTCTGCTCGAATCTCGGACATGAGTTTCACAGCAGACTGCTTGTCGGGTAAGTTTTGCATGTCGTACTCATGCCCATCTGGGCCTTTCATACGAGTTGTGTTACCGGGTCCTTGATTGGCTAGGTATGCGAGCGCAACGACACCTACACCGGCAGCGAGAGGGAACATTATTTAGTAGATAGGTTTGTGTTTAGGCAGTGAGTCCCTCGATGGAGCGAGAAGACTTGAACGGGTCGGGGTCGATGGTCGTGTTCAAAAAGGGACCGACCTTGGACTGTGGGTTTGGCAACTCGGAGCGGATGTCGTAGCTCTGGTTACGCTTGGTCTGGGCGATACCGACAATGTTGATATTGCTGTGGTAACCGGATTGCAAGAAGTTCTGTCCCTTGAGGTCCTCGGCGCCTACAGGGTTCACTGCAGCCCAGTCGGCACCAATCTTACCGTTAGGAAGAAGCTCGGACGAAGACAAGGTGGACTCTTGGTACGTCTGTTGGGAGGAAGGGGTGCGTCCCTGAATCATGCCGGACACAGAGGTGGCGTTACCGGCGACACCGTGGGGCATGCTCATGTAAGGTCCGCCGTTGGACGAAGGTGCCATGGAGCCAGAGCCTCCGAGCTCCTCGGCCTTATCCAAGACGGCAGCCTTCGCGCCTGAATACGAAGTAAAAAGAACATATAACACAGCAACTCCTGCAACAACGGCTCCGAGGCGAATCATTTTCGTCTGATTTAGCTTCATGTTTATATAGGTTATCAGACAAATTTCAATGAGTAAACTTATCGAATCCTTGTTGAAGGATATGTTGGAACGAGTCAAGACGCCCGAAGTTCAGCTGGCATTTCATTCCAATGTAGTGTCTCCATTGTTCAACTACTTATTTGACTTCTTGTTCCCGTACTTGGTCGCACTCTTGGCTTTGTGGCTTATCATGTTCATGGGCATCGTCATTATTCTGGTCATGCTCTTGCGGAAGGGGGTATAGAATGTGGACGAGCTGTTCGCGAGTGAGTTTCCAGATGCCGCCGATGTTGCGTTCTTTGGCTTGCTGGCGAAGTTGCACGATGGTGTACTTTTCAATCGTATACGACTCGGGTAATTCAGGGAGTGACAGCAGGCGGATCAGTTCGTGGCGTTTCTTAGTGTAGTACATCTTGATGCGTCGGGTCTTGGCGACCTTCTTCAACTCGACGAGGGACATGGAATCGTAGGTATTCATTCTAGGGGGATGGAAGTAGATTCCTGACTTTCAAGAATCCATTTTGATTTTTTCCACTGTAACAGATAATGCGAAAGACACTAGCGGTTCTCATCTTTTTCGTGGCGGCACTCTTAGCCGGATATTTTGCTCGTTCCATGGTTCCCGCCCCCTCCAAGGCGACCGAGGATGATGGAAAGGAACGCTTCATGCAGCGTGAGCGCGGTATGCCGCTCGACATGCAAAAGACTGAAGGTATTACTGGATACGATGGCGTCTCTCCTTTGCTAGGCTCTGAACCCAAGCCAGTACCTGAGAAGCCGTATGACATGTCCAATGACCAAGAGCTCTTCCAATTCCAAGACAATCGCATCTCTGCGGATTGCTGCCCAAGCCCCTTTTCTAGCGACACTGGATGTGTTTGCTTGACCGATGCACAAATGAAACAATTCGAAAGCCGCGGCGGTAATAAGGCTTAGAGAAGATGTAGTCAACTCTAATAAATGGAACATCTACGAAATCTTGTGAACCTTTTCAAAGAGGCACATCCTGAACTTCGGGCGAATGAAGAACTGTTTCAACACATTGAGACCGTTCTTCTCCCCCATCTATTACGTGTAGTCAAGCGTGACGATACACTGTTTCAAGAGATTGAGTTGTTTCCCGGAATCAAGGTTGCGTGGAAACCGTCCGACGACAACTGGAAGAAAGTGCAGATGGCGTTAGTCTATTCATTCCTCCACGGAAACCCCAAAGAGAAGTTTGCGAAAATCATGGAAGTGATGAAGGGTGCCATTCCAGGCACAGCAGCCCAAGCCGATGAAGTCCAAAGCATCTTGGAAGATGAGGAGACTCAATCCTCCATGTCTGAAATGCTTGAACTCATCATGAGCACTCGATTGGTGTCCTTGGTCGGCGACATCATTCAGTCCGTAGACCTTGATGGGTTGGATATTGATTTCGAAGACCCCGAACGATTGCTTCAGATGCTCCGAAACCCGCAACAGAGTGAACTCTTGAACGAGATTATGCATCGTGCACGAGCTGTCTTGGAAGAGAAGATTCGGTCAGGCAAACTCAATCAGAATGAATTGCGAAGAGACATTGAGAAGATTCGTGCAAAATTCCAATCGTCCTTTGGTAAGTTTTTGAATCAAGCCGTCCTCGGTGAAGATACAGGCAACACGACTGGAAACACCGCACAGCAGATTCTCTCGAACCATCCCGATGCGCGTCGAGCTAGGATTATGGCACGGCTACAGAGAAAGCACGAACAAAAAACCCGTGGTTCAAAGTAAGAGATGACTGAACCTTTTTGGTATTCGGAACCAAGGATTCTATTTAATCAGGATACTTGGTACAAGTTTGTCCCACAACCCTCCATGCCCGTCCGAGCGTCACTCAACGCAGTGGTTCGCTTTTCGGTGTACTTATCAGTCTTATTATTGCTGACTTCACGAGACGCATGGTATTTGCTCTTGGTGCCCGTCGTGATGACGGCGACTGTTCTACTGGAATCGGTCTTCCCTGAAGCCAAGACGATTATCGGTGAGAAGTTTGCATCCGGACCGGTGGTCTCTGGATACACTGGAACGGAAACCTCCATGCCGACCGCCGACAACCCGTTCATGAATCCTCAATTAACAGACATCGTAGACAATCCAGAACGACCTCCTGCAGCCGAGATTACCGATGTGGATGTCCGTGACAAGGTCAACGAAGCCTTCGCACAGACTTCAAACATCTATATGGACACGACCGATGTCTTTGACCTAGTTCAGTCTCAACGCAACTTCCACGCCGTGCCTGCCGATGACCATGCAGGGTTCTTGGAGTTCCTTGGAAAGAATGGACAGCGAACCAATCAAAAAGGATTAAGCGAAGGATTTGTAGTTGCGAAGGGTACGATGACGGGACTTCCCCTTCCGTCTGTGGGTGCCGCCCCGACGCCTGCGCAAGCCTAATTCTTGAACGATTTCTTTACCACTGTCTCGTTTTCCTTCTAGACGCTTGACTTCCTTTCCATTCTTGCGGACGACAATGGTTGGAAAGCTTTGGACACCATCGTCCATCCCGACTTGATTCGCTTCCTTCTCTTCCACCTTCACATGTTTCAAGTATTTCTTCGCGTCATTCCACGCAGGTCGCATGGCTTCACAATGAGGGCAACCGATCATAAAGAAATAGACTACGGCAACTCGTCCCGACATTTATATGGATACCTAGAAAATGGCATGTATCACTCGGATTGAACAAAGACTCGACCGTTCGTGGGAAGGACAGTCTGTGAAAACAGGACAGGTTCGTCCATTCAAGACACTCGCCGATTACGAACAGTATACCAAGTCACTTGCAGCCCAAGGAACACATTGCCCATCGATTGACCCTATCTATACACAGGGATACACACCTGGAAAGAATACAACACCTTCTGGGTTTCTAGAATTTCAACCGCGTGACCCACAAACGCAAGCCAAATATTCTGCGATGTCGTCGTCCTGGGAAGGCATTCAATCTTCAGAAGCTGCAATTGCGCGAGGCGACTACGATTTGGACCGGGCTGAAAAGACTCGCCAAGAACTTCGTGGACAGAAGCCTACGGTTCACTCGGTCCCCGAAGGTCCAGAGACTTCGTGGAATTGTAGTGTCCAATAAACAATGGGACTCTGGATACTTCTAGGGATTGCAATAGTACTATTGCTGGTACTCTGGCGAGTGCGGGAACACTATGTCATCATTGAAGGACCGGGTGCGCGTCCAACTCGGAACGCAGAATGGTTGAGCAAGATTGACGCACAAGCTCCAATTGGAGGCAACGACGATGATTATGTGAAGGTCCTTCAGAAGTTCTACGATGAAATCTACGAACCTGCGCGTAAGGCTAATCCAACGGTGTTTATCAAAGACACTGAAGTCAAAACCTTTGCAGATGCAGTGACGATACCGGGTGTGGATAAGGAATCGATTCGTAAGATTATTACTGCAGGGTTTGCAGTCGATAGAAGTGGAAGTGCAGCTGCACGCGAACAAAAGGAAATCGTGACTACAGGTGCTCTCGCAGGATTCAAGGGTGAAAATCTTCAACCCAGTATGGGCGTCGATGAAGTGCGAACCCGCACGGAGTTAACCTATACACCTTCGGATAGCCGAAAAGGAAAGCTGCCTGAAGGTGAATACAGTCCTGTCCCGCAAAGTGAACCACGGCGTGAAGGAAATTGGGACGACAAGTCTACGAGCTGGAACCGTGGACAGTTTTACGGTGTCTGCGACGGAGAGGAGTGTGCTAAAAATGTAGTGTAGAAACAATGAAGAAAGTATGGTTTTTCCTACTCATTGCTGTAGTCCTGATTGCATGGACGTTGGTCCGTGAACGATTTGAACCCACTCCAAGTATTCAAGCTCCACCTTACGACAAGGCAGATAAGATTCGAATCTTTGGATTGCTAGACAATACCGACCAGGCATTTCTTATGGCGAAGGTGAAAGCAGAAGATGCGACCAATGGTCCGGTGTTTGACGCATTGTCGGTTAAGTCGGGGTTATCTGCAACTGAAAAGGCAAAACTCCAAGAAGCCAAGAATGCATTGGAAGAAAAGGCCGGAGGGTTATTGACACCGAGTATTGAGAAGTTTTACTATGATGTTTTCAAATCTGCGTCTATCCCGATTACATTACAAAAGATCGATACCTTCTTGACAACCGATACAAATACATCGGTCTCGAAAGAGATGATAAAACGTGCATTGAGTACCTATTTTATTAGTCAAGCAGGTGTGTCTGGTAATTCATCCTACAATACCATCCTTACAGGGCTTGGTCAAGGTCAAGGCTACTTGAACAATGGTCCAGGTGGTGCTGCGGGTGGTCCAGGTGGTCCAGGTGGTACAGGTGGTACAGGTGCTACAGGTGCTGCGGGTGGTGCTACAGGTGCTGCGGGTGGTGCTGCAGGTGGTTCAGGTGGTTCAGGTGCAGCAGGTGGTTCAAGTGCTGGTGGTCCAGGAGGTCAATTGAATAAACTCTTTGGACCTCTGTTTACAGGATTTGGAAGCCCGGGTCCACAAGGGTTAGTGGATTCGACTAAAGCCAATAAATACCCTGAACTTTTGGGTGGACGAGGAAAGAAGTGGGGTAGTGCTGCAGCTGCAGGAGGTGGAGCGGGTGGAAGTGGAGGACTTGGAGGTGGACTTGGAGGTGGAGTCGGTGTAGACTTAAAAGGTTCACTGCCTTCATCCGCAGGATTAGGTTCAGATGCAAATAGTCAATACTTTCCTTATTCTCGACAACCTGGAGACATGGATTTAATCCAAGACCCTTACCGAGTCTCACAACAATTTGCATCGTCGAGCTATTCCTTCAAAACGGAACCCGTTCCATTCCTGACAGATTTCTCAGCCTTCCAAAGATAAACAATGTCCACCTTCGGTCTTCGAAATAAAAATGGGTCCTGCTGGATTAACGCAGGACTCCAAGCTATGTTACGTATTCCCGACTTCCAGAAACGAGTCAACGATGGAGAGGAAGATATCGACAACCCTGTCGAAGCTTGCCTCGCCGAAATTTGGTCCAGCCGTGGCGACGAGGGATTGAAGTCCTTGTATGAATGCGTCAAGGTCTGTCCCTCCATGCCCGCAGGCGAAAGCATCGGCGACTCCCACGAATTCATCCAGTTCCTCTGTGATAAAGTGCCCTTCCTTGATAAGCTTACGCGCTTCAAGGTTGCGAACTCCATTCAGTGCGACCACTGCGACTACAAAGACCTTCGCCCAGATACCCTCAACGAGTTCTCCATTACGCCTGTAGGAGGCAAGCAAACCGTCTCTGATGCGATTGCCGAAACTGTCAAGCCACAAAGCATTCCCGATTGGACCTGTGAAAAGTGCAAGCAAAAGGGATGTCACAAGCAGATGATGTTTGCCGAGTTTCCTCAAGTCATGATGTTCCACCAGACTTCCGTGGGAACCACTACACAGTATACACCTGTCATCGTCCTCAACAAGGTTCGCTTCGCACTCTTTGCGATTGTCTGCTTCACGGGAAATCACTGGTTCACCTGGGGTCGCAACCTTCCACCGGGTCAGCCGTGGTATCGATTTGACGACACACATGTTCAAACGCATACGGCAAACTTCATGCCCCACGACGACCGTATGCGATTGCTGATGTATTATCGTATCAATGAATAAGTAAGAATGTCGTCCGCATCGGCAGGAGCCACAGGTCCATCAGGATCCACTACGAATACCCAAACTACAACGTCTGGGACGGGTCCAGTAGGACCTACCACCAGTTCTACGACTACGCAAAATGCATCGTCTGCAACAGGACCCACAGGACCCGTAATCAATGTAAAGGAATCGATTTTGACCTCCGATATCTACGGGGTGTTTATCGGTGCCTTTTTCGTTGCTCTTTCACTCGTCGTGTTGCTTGCAACGGGGTCATTTATTGCAGTCTTGGTCCTTTGGGCCACTCTTGCCCTCGTTCTCGTCGTCTTAGTGTATTACGACTTCATTTCCATTGACCAGTTACTTGGGAGTGAAATTGTCAAGAAGGAGGAAAAGAAGGAAATAGTACCCGCCGCCTCCAAGTCAGTTCCATCCGGTCCTGTGATTGGAAGTGAAGTCTTTCACATCTACGACCAACAGTTCACCTACGATGAAGCCCCTGCAGTCTGTGGAGCGTATGGTGCCGAACTTGCGACACTTGAACAAATTATGGACTCGTATGCGAAGGGAGCCGAGTGGTGCGGCTACGGCTGGTCTGCAGGTGGAATGGCGTTGTACCCCACACAGAAGGAAACTTGGAACCGTCTTCAACAAGAAGTCGACCCAGGAAAGCGAACCTTTTGCGGTCGTCCAGGTGTGAACGGTGGTTACTTTGACCCAGCCACAAAGTTTGGTGTGAACTGCTTTGGATTCAAACCTGCAGGCAAGTTCACTCCACCCGCTCCCGTTCCAGGCATGGATATGGAGAAATACAACTCCATGGTTGAACGGTTCAAGCGAATGATTAAGACCTTGACCTTGGACCCCTATTCTCGCAATGAATGGTCCAAATATACCAAGGAGACACCTATTGAAACGTTTATAAGTGGAAGCACATTCACCAACCCATTCAAGCAGCAGTTTTTTACTCCGTTCGGAGTGCGAGAACACTTGGAGGGAGGCTCTGAATATGTCGAGCCATTGACGGGAGGATTGGGTAACAATTCTCGTCCTTGGGTTGGACCCTATGGAATCCGTGGTGGACCTGGTGAAGTCGGTGCAACGGGGTTGCGAGGTGAACAGGGTATTCCAGGCGTTCAAGGTGTTCCCGGAGCGGCAGGTATCAATGGAACTGTAGGACCTCAGGGTATTCAGGGTATCCAAGGTAACAAGGGCGATAAAGGTGACAAGGGTGATAAGGGTGACCAAGGACTTCAAGGAGTTCCAGGAAGTTCTGGATCGACGGTTGGAGTTGTAGGACCTATGGGACCCACCGGAGATCGAGGTGAACGAGGCTTCACAGGTGCGGATGGAAAACAAGGACCTGCTGGAGCCGGTGGACCCAAGGGTGACCAAGGAGCCCCAGGACCTGTTGGAGCTGGAGGACCTCAAGGACCTCAAGGACCTCAAGGAAGTGCAGCATCCGTTCCTAGGAACTTGAATGTCGATAGTATTCAGCTTGGAGGCTGGACGATTGCACCTGCTAATGATGGGGGTAATCCCAATTTGAAATTTAAATATGGAGACAGATCTCAAGCTCCAGTGTCAATGTGGGCTATCAACAACGGAAAGTCTATATTACGAACTACCAATATATGGAATGGAAATGCGGATATCAATCCTTAATCCCCAAACGCAAAGAAGGGTGGTACATCGCCTACACCGCGTCCATAGGAAAGACCTCGACTTCCTTTGAAACACAAATACGGCATACCTGGAACATGACGCATTCCCTCGGGACACTTCTTGTAGCACAAAGAAGCAACCTCTTCTCGGTCTCCGTAGTTATCGCAGGTCAACTTCTTGGCTCGTAAATCACCGCCTGTGAGTCCGCCCACACATCCAAAGATACTTCTCCACGCACAAGTATCCCACCTCAATTGCTTTTGACACAACAATCCCCAGTCATTCCATGCAGTTCCATCGTCATATCGATGCCCCGAATCGTAACATGACTTCAATTCCATGACTTTTCCAATCCCTACATTCACCGTATTCGCCCAACAGACGGGGCCCACACCATGGTATCCGTCTTCACAGGCTTCGTAACACAACCCTGCATCAAGATCCGACTTGTTTTTGGGACAGGTGTCGGGTGTAAAAGCAAACAAGCGCTTTCCCTTTGCATTCGGTTCAAAGGAAAGCAGGTCTTCATCGTTGAAGGGATTTCCGTATTTAACCACAAAGGTCTCTCGGTAGCGTAATCCTAAAAAGAGAATCACTCCAAGAACTAGCAGGAGTTCATACATTATTTTGTCGGCACATTTTAAGATGGAACCTGTTCAAACCAAGCAGTTCGACCGACCCAAGTGGAAAACACAAACCGAGATTCCTATCGCCAAAGGACAGGAAACCACCTATCCCTTTCAATGGCTTCTCTTCAAGCCGCAACTTCATGCCGTGGAGCCGTTTGTCACCAACCAAACTACACGAAATGAGAACACGAAACGATCCTCACAATAGCGGCGAGTTGTTTCGATCAACCGACCTATGGGTTATGAGCCCATCGCGCTTCCTCTGCGCCACGCCGCTATCTAGAGTTCGTAGGCTCTCTTTAAATAATCACCCGTCTTACAACAAAGATGGAAGTCGCCCTTCTACTCGGATTAGCTGCGCTGGGTTATAGCCTTGCGCCGCAGATTGCGCGAATGCAAGAAGAACAACTTAAAAAGCGAAATCCAAAAGAAACCTTTATTAGTCCAGCCGACTTTGAACAGACCGATGTGGTCAATGTAGTTCAGTCATCGGAGGGACATAATAACATGGTGCCCTTCTTTGGAGCCAATGTGACTCAATCCACCTACAGCGGTGCAACGGATGGAATTCTCGACACCTACACGGGAACGGGCAAGAACACCTTTTTTCATAAAGAAGAAGCAGGTGCATTCTTCAAACCTGAAGCCGCCACTGGATTGCCTTGGGGCAAGCAAGTCGAAACCGATTTCGAGCAGTCTCGTATGGTCACATCCCTTGCAACCAAGAATGTGTTTCCCATTGAACCCGTTCAAGTCGGTCCTGGTGTGAACGATGGATACACCAACCTTCCATCTGGAGGGTACCAACAAGATTCCATTCGCGAGTTTGCCTTGCCCAGAACTACCGATGAATTGCGTGTAGAGAACAAGCCCAAACTTACCTATTCTGCGGACCCTATTCCGGGTTCACATTTCATTACGGACATGGGTCTTCAAGCACCTGTCAAGAAGAACCGACCGGATCGTTTCCAAGTCTTGCAAGAGAAGGATGGTTCACTCCCACACTTGAACACTGCGGTCGGTCAACAGGTTGCGTCTGCAATTTACCCGAATCAGGTGATGAAGGTTCAACACCGCGAGAGTACTTCGGTCGAATATGAATCCCCTGCTCAATCTGCAGCCGGTGGTTACTTGTCTTACATTCGTGCCTTCACTGAACCTTACCAAGAGTTCATGAGGTTGACGGTCGAAGGACGCCCAACACCTGCAGGACCTTCCGGTGGCACATCTGCATTGACTGCAGGACCTCAATCCTACAATGTTCAGACTCACCGCGATGAATCACTCCTTAACAACTCTCGTTCGTTCGAGGCTCCGCTGATGACCTTTGGTGGACAAGCACCTACTGCCTCTCAAATGGGTTCGGTCAAGTTCTTTGAACCCCTGCAAGAAGACATCAATGTTCAACGCAACAACCCAGGCATCTTGGATGCGTTCAAGAAGAACCCGTATACACAGAGTTTACAGTCTAGTGCGTAATGGACTTGTTGGGGTATTCGGAGACCGTGTTGGACATCTGTCTCCGTTCAAAGTCACGCCGTGAAATTCATACCATTCTTCGCCAAGTCTATGTGTATCCAACTCGTATTCGCATTTGTCCCTGTGTCACCGACCCGTGGGTTCGGAAAACCTTGGAGTTTCTAGACGCGCAGTACAGCAATGAACCATCTCATCCTGGACATGGGACGGATTGAAAACAGTCTTCTTCAACGACGTGATGAACTTGCACAAGCAACTTCATGGACGTTTAATCTTGTGTTGTTGGGCTTGGTCTTATCGGGCTTTGCGTACTTCTTATATGTTCAATATCACACTCATCAAACCGAAGTCCAAGAAGAGAAACGCATTCCCTTTGAACCGCAAGTATGGTATTCTGCGGTGCGAAATGTTCGTAGTGAAGAGTATGGACGGCAGCTTCAACCTTTTGAAATTGAAACTCGATATGGTCTACCGTGACCTGCCCGTTGAAGAGGCACAGAAGAAGTTTGAAGAGCTTAAAGTTGTTCCACCCGAGACTGTGGAAGTACCAAAACCCCAGCGGAAGTCGGTTAAAGCTTTACTTCCCAAGAATAAGTAATGACTACGGTACTCCCGTTCTCAAACAACGTGATTAACGTGTATGCGTACGAAGGGTTTTCGTATACGATTTCCAATCCAAATTCAAGTTTGTTTACATTGCAAACCGTGTCAAACTCGTCTGGATTTGGGTTGAACCCTTCACCGATCTATTTCACCAAAAATGGGAATACGAGTTACACCTTTGCGATTACAGATTTGTCTACGAACTTGACAGCAGGAAGGACTGAAACCTTTCTACTCACTCTTAGCGGGTCTACGTTGACCTCCAGCAACACAGTTGTAGTCAATGCTGGGCGATTTCTAGATGGTTCTGGGTTCCCTCTTAGTAATCAACCTGCTTTCTTCAAGAATGAATCTATACCACCGGTTCGTCTTGTGGCTCCTTCATTTAGCTTGAAACCACCCACTTCGATTCCAACCTTACCTCCCGGATTGTCGTTTGTGAAATATGCATCGAACATCTACGACATTACAGGAGTTCCATCTGTGACAGTTCCTACCTCCAACTATCAGATCATTGGAGTTGAAGAAGTGGGAAGTAAAGTGATCACTACGAAGTTCAATATGGTGATTAGCAATGAACGTCTTCAGCTGAATCTAACGGGTTCGCCTATTATTTCAGGAATGTCCATTGGAACTCCAATTACATCACGAACATTGACTACACTCCCTCCTATAGGTTCAGATGTCGTTCGATATACCTTTCCAGTACTTCCGGATGGAATTATCGCTACAGACATTCTAGGAAACACCGTGACGTCTCCATTTCTACCCGAAGATCTTTCGTATACAATGATCATTCAAGGCACACCCACCTCGGATGCTGCCTATGCATTCGCGAATGCAAACATAGGTACTAGCGGATCGAACTACTCCATTCAAGCCTTTCGAACCGTGCCAGCTCCCTTACTTTCAAATAGTCAATCCTTGACGTTTGCATTTTCAGAAACAGTCTTGTTCGACGTGTCGACGATCCAACCCTTGTATACGGGTGTTCCACTAGTAGCTGGACAAAACTTCTTTCGTGCAGCCACGTATTTCACCAGCAATGTACCCATAACGGATATTTCCTCCACGAGCTTGCCACCCGGAGTCACGATCGTGTTTGATAGTCTGACATCTCGTGGAAACCTTGTAGGTACACCCACAGTGGCAGGCACTACCAATTCCACAATTCGAGCAACCAATTCGAACTCGAACCTACGCGATTATGATGCACCCATTACAGTTGCAACCGATACTATAACCTTTGTCAGTCCCACACCTGACATTGATACCTCGTATAGTTTTATCTTATCCAGACCCATTGATCAAGTCAAAACTGGATATTATCCGTATCCAATTACGTTTGCAGCCGAAGCAGGTTCAAGGCTTCCAGTAGTCTTATCGGCTCCTGGATTGGCAGGTACGGGACTTTCATTGTCCAATGGAACCCTTGTTGGAATCCCTACCTCTGTCCTTCCACTTACGACTCTTTCAGTCAATGCAACTGTAACAGGGTCACCTGCGACGGCAAGTCGGAACATCAAGATTGAAATCTTGAACGATGTATTTGACTTTGGAACGGTGGCTTCAAGCAACTTTGCGTTTATTCAGAACATTCCGTTCACACCCTTTCAGATTCCAGTCACGACGTTGAGTGGACGCAATGTGATTAACTTTACAACCTCGGGTGGTCCCACTGGAGTCTCCATCAATCCTGGAGGGGTTGTTTCTGGAACACCCTTGAGTTCAACGCCTATTTCTGGTAATTTTTCAGTGGCCCCTACAACTGGATACGCATCTGCATCACGAGACTTCAGTTATACACTGTTTCCCGATAACATTCTATTAACAGTCCCACAATCGTCGTATTCGTACATTGCAGGAGATCCTATTTCAATTCAAGTCACAGGCACAGCGTATAGTGGAGCCAACGTCGATCATTTTACACTGACTCCAGATTATGGACCCATGATCAACTTTACGAACGGACTGATTTCTGGTAATTGGACCGATAGTATTCCTCCAAATACAGTTCTTCCTGCCAACGGGACACTTACCATCGGTTGCTCTGCAAACAACGTAACGGATACCCTGGTTGGAACCTTTACAACCGTTCCATCAATTAATCGCACAAGTTTTGCATGGATAGGACCTGTATTTTACAAATACAACGATGTGTCCTGGACTGCAGATCCAAAAGTGTTTGGTGGAAATGGATCTGATATTGTGATTAAGAATAGCAATGTGAACGGTAACTTTGTAGTGGCAGTCGCTTCCAATGTCATCTATCGGTCTTCAACCATTGATGACTTTCTTCCGATTACAACGGATCAAGACTGGTGTTCAACGTTAGCCTTCAAACCCGACTATCCCACATGGTGGTGTTCTGGATTACGCACAATGGACGATTCAATCAAACGAGCCGCAGTGATTCATTCGGAGAACAACGCAGATTCGTGGGACTTGTTAAGTTTGCTTGAATCGGGTGGAAACTATATGCTCACACGAGACAGCAATTCAAACGTTGGAAATGCGTATCTTCGAGGAGGTATTGCACTGGGATACGGTGGTGATGTCCTAATGGCAGGAGGATTGACTGATGATGCAGGTAGCCCTGTCATGCTTCGCTCGAGAGATGATGGACTGACATGGTCTAGTGCTATCATAGGCGGGTTTACAAAGGAGACTGCGTATTTCAATACGGACAATCCAGGGATATGGATCGCCACTGGATCCAGTGGGTATAAAAGTTTCGATAATGTAGCGGCCTATTCGGACCCTATCTTTACAACAGATACAGATACGATCAAGTATTCATATGATCAAGGTGAAAATTGGTCGAACGCAATTGGGGCATTTAATATGTTTGGATATGAAGTCGTCTATGCAGACAATACGTGGGTTGCGACAGGTGTAGACGTCGTTTCAAATCCCCCTGTATTTGCCAAAGTCTATACACTCAGACTAAAATACTCAACGGATGGAATCAATTGGAACAACGCAACTCCTTTCACATTTGACATCTCGTCCAGTCTTCCATTTATCGCTCCATTACCCTTGGGTTCTATGAACTACGATGGTTCAAATTGGAATGTGTTTCGCACAGATGTTTCATCGAATCCTCGAGTCTATTCATCGCCTTCTATTTCAAACGTTGCAAGTGCATGGAGTAACTCAAGCATTCCTTCATTACCGTCGAACATAGATCGGGTCATTTCCTATACACGTCCTCAGTACCTTCGCACCACGGGCCCAGACTCTCCGAACATTGTCATTACACTTTCATTCGACCTTAGAGTTGGAGAAGGTCCATTGATTTCTTCGCCAAGTCTTCGATCCTTTTTAGTGTATCAATACATTCCAGTTTCAATCCAGCTCGGAGCGGCTAATATAAGTGGAAACGTGTATTTCTTCATAACCAATGCAGAGCTTCCACCAGGTCTTACCTTCAATCCATTGACAAATGTTATCAGTGGCAAGCCTGCTCAGATTGGACGTTATTCAACACGAGTGTTTGCACAAGATGCATCTGGAATTACTGTGGATTCCTTTGACTTTACAGTGAATGTGCCTAAAGTTCTTCGCAAACAAGATGGAGCCGGAGCCTATACTTCCTTGTTGAAACAATACACCGAAGTCTTGGCCGCTCAAAGTGGACGCGATCAACGCATGCTTCCAAACCAACAAAGACAGTTGGGAGAATTCATGTCACCGGTACCTGGCACCGTAATCACACAAACATTCAGTACAGACTGTATAACATGTCCTCGAACCGGAACCGATCCAACCGATGTGTCTGGAGGTGGAGTGTTCGAGTTAAGTCTTGGAGCCTTTACAACCGTGACTGCATTCATCGACGCGAGTGGAGAGCAAGTGTTTGACGCTGGAAGTGCTTAAGCAATTCTATCCGTATACTACAATGGCGGCAAACCAAGCACTCCTTAGGAGGATTCAACTTCGTCGTGATACGGTAGATCGTTGGTCTGCATTGAATCCCGTTCTTGCAGAAGGAGAAATTGGATACGAAACTACGGGATCGAATCGTATCAAAATTGGGAATGGTCTAACCGGATGGAACAGTATTTCATATTTCAACGTAGGACCCACAGGTAGACAAGGACCCACAGGACCCACAGGCAATACAGGACCCACAGGCAATACGGGCAATACAGGCCCTCCATTCATGACGATCCAAAATCTATTAAGCACTCGAGTGATCACAGGTCTTACCAATAAGAATAATGAATTGTTTGCGAACCCCAATCTTACATTCAATGGATCCAATCTATCCGTGATAGGTACTGCAAATGCCTCTTCCTTTCGAGCCCAAGGAGGACTGGCTGCGCCTGCATTCGCGGATGTAACCGATACCACGTCTGGAATGTTTTTTCCTAGTGTCTATTCGGTTGGAGTTTCAACCAATCAGACTGAACGTGTTCGAGTAGACCTTTCTGGACTCAGACTCACGAGTGGTACGATTCGTACTTTGAATGGTAGTGTGGCTGCGCCTACCTACACCTTTACGAGTGATCTCAGCGCAGGTCTCTTCTATCGACCAACTATCAGTAATATCAATAATAAAGTCGGAGTGGTGACTGCGGGTGTTGAACGAATGACCATAGACTCAACTGGATGGGTTGGAATCAATCAAACCACTCCATCAAGTGTATTGGACGTCAATGGAACTGCCTTGATTTCAAACATGGTGGTGACAACGGACGTGTCGATCAATCGACTTCTCAAAGTACCCAATGCGACGATTACGAGCAACCTTGCGACTTCAACCGTGACGGCTACGTCCGACATTTCATCCGCTACAACCTTGTTTGGGTTGAACTCTGTGATTACAAGCAATGTGAAGGCTGCATCGATGACCGTACAGAACGACATTTCATCCACTGGACGAGTTTGGGCGAATAACGTGTCAGTCGTCAACACACTTTCAACTGCGATTGTCGCAGCGAGTTCGGATGTGTGTGCGAATGGAATGGTTCGTGCTCCAACTCTGTTTGCGATGACAGATCTATCGGTCAATTCATTCATTCGCTTAGGAGGTACTCTTCGATCACAAATAGGAAGTGCATCTGCGCCTCCCTATACGTTTACGGCTGATCTATCCACAGGTTGGTTCAGTCCTGCTACAAATACGGTTGCATGGACTACCTCTGGACTTGAACGAATGCGAATCAGCTCGGCTGGAAATGTAGGGATTGGGCGATCAGATCCGAGTTTTCTACTAGATGTAAGTGGACCAATTCGATGTAAAGATTTTTATCCAACTACAATTTACAATGTAAATGGTGCAAGTAATACTCCAGCCTACTCATTCTTTTCTGATCCAAATACTGGAATGTTTCGACCTGATACTAATGTCCTAGGATTCTCTACTACTGGACTTGAACGAATGCGAATCACCTCAAATGGAAATGTAGGAATTGGTACAACAGCTCCTAGTGTGTTGTTTGACGTAAGTGGAGCTATCAAGACATTCACCTTAACGGCTACATCTGACATTTCATCGTCTACACGATTGTACGGTGCGAATGCGACTATCGCCAGTAATATTGGCACTTTGACCTTGACAGCTACGTCCGATATTTCATCGTCTGCACGATTGTACGGTGCGAATGCGACCATTACAAGTAACTTGTCAGCTGCGTCTGCGAATATTATGGATGTATCCCTTACCAATATTAATGGCTTGAAATATTTTGCAGGTGGTGCAAGAGGGCGTACCTTTCAATTGAATTACTCAACTGGAACTGCAGGGTTTACAGTGACTACCTTCAAAACTGGTTTTAATACCCAATCCACTGCAGTTGCGGTGGATAGTGCAGGATTTGTATATGTAGCCGATAACTGGCGTATTCAAAAAATCACTTCCGATGGTGTTACAACTACATTACTGGCTGGTTCGTCGGTATCTGCAGGCTCGGCCGATGGAAATGCAACAACTGCGAGGTTCAATCAAATACGGGGAATGACATTCGATTCTTCGGGTAATCTATATGGACTCGATGGAGGGACGGGTGAAAAAATCCGTAAGATAACACCTAGTGGAGACGTTACTACATTTCCGTCAAGTTTACAAGTTAATTCTGGTGGAATTACGATAGATTCTTCGGGTAATCTATACACAGTGAATACGAATGCACATTCGATTCAGAAAACCACACCCGCGGGTGTCATTACAACTTTCGCTGGAGGAGCTTTAGGTGGTTCAGGTGCTTATGGAAACGGAGTTGGGACTCAAGTATTGTTCAATTCTCCTACTGGAATCGCCATTGATTCTGCCGGTACTTTATATGTAGCTGATCTGAACAATCAGCGCATCCGCAGGGTCACTTCATCGGGTGTAGCGTCTGTATTGGCAGGAAGTGGGGTGCAAGGTAATAGCGACGGAATCGGCGTGCTGGCTACTTTTAATAATCCAAATAAAATCACGATTAATACGACAGGAACTACTTTGTATGTGACCGACAATTATAGTGTCCGCAAAATTGTTATTTCTACAGGTGAAGTGACCACAGTCGCCGGTTCCGCTACTTCCGGAAGTGCAGACGGAGTAGGAGCCAGTGCAAGTTTCGCTGGACTCAACTCAATTGCAGTAACTTCGAATGAAGTCGTCTATGTATCTGAAAATTTAAGTGGCGGCAGAGTTCGTCAATTAACCGCTAAAAGCGAGTCTACGTATGCGTCTACTACACTTACAGGTGGGACCCTATCCACCGAATTTGACCCGCGTACAGCTACTGGAACTATTATTGTTCCGGCGAGTAGGACCAATGCTAAAGTTGTGAGTTTTTCTCTACCCGCACGATATCCGTCTTTGTCTTCTATTACGGGTGAATGGATTCTCGGTCTCTATGCTACCGTAGGACTTCCGGCAAGCCCTGCAAGTTTTTACTTTGAAATTATGGATGGAAGCACCGTTGTGGTAACTGGTTCGACTGGAACACTTGTCAATCTATCTTCGCCTTTGCAATTGTATACGGCTTCACTCTTTGTTCCGACTCGCACGTATAGCTCTAGTGTAATTCTAAACCTCTATGTCACTACACAGGCTTCAAGTTCATTAACTCTTCAATTTAGTGGTTCCACCTTATCGTATTTGAGTACGACCATTCAACCTTACAATGATATTTTGACTGCGAACGAGTATCGATTTAAGACCGCTAACGGAATACTAGTCAATTCCAATGGATTAACAGCAATTACTGCAAACCCTACTCCAATACTTCAAGTCGATGGCTCTGCAAGTGTTATAGGTAATTTGACTGTGGGTGGAACATTGAATTGCGGTGCAATCACTGCACCTACCAGTACAAATACGATTAATAGTTTAGTTATTAATGCTGGAACCTGTACAGGAGTTGATTTCATCGCTACTTCAGATCAACGCACCAAGACAGACATTCAAACCATTTCCAATGCGTTGGACATTGTGAAAGGGCTTCGTGGTGTCTATTTCACTCGTATCGGACAAATGAAACAGACAGTCGGTGTAATCGCACAAGAAGTAGAAACAGTTCTTCCAGAAGTCGTTCATACCGATTCAGAGGGACTTAAAAGTGTCTCCTATGGAAACATGGTAGGCGTCTTAATCGAAGCTCTGAAAGACGTTTCCGAACGACTTGAAAAAATGGAGAACAAAGAGTAAATGTCGGGGAACGTTGTCCCATCTGGGAACGTTCAGTTCTTAAGTAATGCGAGTTCAAATGCAGTAGCTCAAGTGTTTGGATTGGGAACCTCAAATGTTGCATTGTCTTCATTGGTTGGAAGAGCCTATAATCCGTCGGTGACTGCGGCACCTGTGTTTGTAGCTCCAACTGTGCGCGCACTTCCATTGAGTCTACAGCGTGACCTTTCAGGGGCTTCATTGTTTATAACTACTCCAAATACGCCTAGTATACAATTATCTGCTGGTAATCAGATTAATCCATCACTCTCTACGCCGGGAGGTGTAACTGGAAGTTTTTTCATTGCAATTGGGACAAGTCCAGGAACGAGTAATACACTCAGTTGGTCGAATGTTGCGAATAATATTTGGTATACCATACCTGGTTGGTCTCGAAACACTAATTATTATGTATCTACTTATTTATCCAATACTACAAATGGACGGAAAAGCTTAGCCATCTCAAATACAACTGCTTATGGATTACCCAATAATCCGACAGTTACATTATCAATTACAAGTACTACTAATTGGACTATTACTTGGACTCACAATTCTTCAACGGTTACAACTCCTACCAGTTATGCTTGGTATTTGCATAGGGCATCTGACCACGCTATTATAACTTCTAATACCTCTGTAGGATCAACTACATTTAGTGTAACTGGAAATACAGCGATTCTATATAGTGATATGTATTATGCAGTTGTAGAATCTTTCTATGCAGGTTCAAGTGCCACTACAACCAGTGCTACTGCAGTTGTTCCATCCTTAGCCGCACCAGTTCTAACAAATTTTACTAGTTTACCTCTTCGAAACACTGAAACAGTGCAAGCTAATTGGGGGGCTGTAACAAACGCTACTGGTTATAGAATTCTTATCAATGACACTGTGATTGAAGATGTCGCGACCACCTCTTATAGTATTAGAATTACAGATTACACAAACTCTGTTAAAACGTTTAAAGTAAGATCAAAAGATGGTTCTCATTTTGGAGGTATTTCAACGGGACTACAATTTTTCTATAATAAAACTCCTGTAAACGCATGGACTAATGTTACATTTACTAATGCTGCTATTTATCTTCTACGTGCAATAGCCGGTGGTGGTGGTGGAGCAGCCTCAGCACAAGACGGTGATGTATTTTCAACAGGTGCAATAGGAGGTGCTGGTGGAATGACAACCGTTACAACAAATTCTGCAAGAACAACTTTTGATTATCTAATAGGCGCTGGTGGTAGTGCTTCAAGTGGAGCCCATCCAGGACCTGGAGGAAATGGACGATCGTTCAGTGGTAGTGTTTATTCCGGTGGCGGAGGAGGTTATACATTAATTCACTATCCAGGTGCAGCATACATTCCAGTTTGGGCAGGAGGTGGTGGTGGTTGTGGAGGAGGTACAGCTAATCTTGCAATTACTGGTGGTCAAACTGGCAAAAAGGTTGCTGGAATTCATGCTAGTGGAGGAAGTGGTGGTTCAGGTAACTCAGATAATGGTGGAGCTTTTGGCGGTGCTTCGACTTCAACAACATCTTCAATGAAAGTCAATAATGGAACTATTAACGTTTATGCACATGAAGGACAACCTGGAGGACTTAGTGGTCCGGGAATTATCATTAACAGTGCTGCAAATGTTGTCAATATTGGTGGAACGTTTACTTCCACAGGAAGTCCATCTTTGATGACAAGTGATTATGGAGAACGTATAAGTTATCCAGCAGATGTAGCTAGTTTTAGACCAACTAGTGGTAATGCTAATGCAGGAGGAACTGGAGCACGTATATATTGGTTTGCGGGAGCTTGTGGTGGTGGTGGTGGTGCAGGATATTATGGTGGTAGTGGAGGTCATGCATATATTGTAGCAACTGGCAATGAAACCGCGGCAGCAGATCAATATAAATCAGTAGCTGTAGGCGCTGGTGGTGGTGGCGGTTCTGGTTATGCGCATACCGACTATGTGACGAAGTTTGGTAGTACTACAGACTACGCTTCCGGAGGCTCCACAGGTCAAGGTGGATCTATATTTATAGTACAACGAGTGTAAAAAAAGGTTGAGTGAAGTTACTCCATCTTCATCTCTGCGAAGGCAGCCATTCCAACATATCCGACTGGCTTCATGTTGGTCCACTCCTGTGTGGATTCGTTGTAGACTCCTTCACCCTCGTAGACTCGTTTGGTCTCGGGGTTGACGAGGTAGGTCTTGCCTTCGAAGTCCACCTCTGTGAGCTCGGTAAGGACCTTGCCATCGGAGCGTGAGGCTACGAAGTCGGCTACATGAGCTTCTGTGGTCTTGGCGTGGAACTCCTCGTTGGAGAGGCTGTTCACGTACTCGAGGAGCTGTGGTTCGAGTTCCTTTGCATGCTCCTTGTCTGCGGCTTTGAGATGCTTGCGCCAGGTTGGGTCGATTTTAGCGAGGTTGGCGTTCTCGGGAACTGCGGCCTTCTTTCTGGGCTTCTTCTCCTTGGCAGGAGCTTCAACCGGAGCAACGACAACTGGAGCAGGAGCTTCGACAGGCGTTTCAGCCTTGGCAGCGGCATTCGCAGCCTTCTTGGCCTTCATTGCAGCTTTGGCTTCTTCGGTCATGGGTCCACGCTTCTTGGTGGGTGTAGGCACTTCTGCAGGCACTTCCGTAGCCACGGGCGCAGGTGCTGGAACAGGGACAACTGGAACGGTAATGTGAGTGGTTTCGAGTTCGGCTTCGGGGAACAGTTCATTCATCAGGAGTTGGATGAACTGGTCGCGAGATTCGATGGCGGTCTTGGCATCCGCGTGGTTGAGGAGAGGGTTCTCCTCGGAGACTTTGATAATGGCTGAGATGATGAGTTGTTTGAGAGACATTGTAGATTAGGAGGGGGAGGTTAGTATGTCTGAACAGCACGAATCCGTTTTGAAAAGTTGGCAAGAGCAAAGTCAAGGGAAGCCCAAATCGGACCCAAAAAAGAGGTCGAAACTTGACCCAAGAGGAACCCTATGGACCAACTTTCAAAAACGGATTCATTTTCGTCAGCCAAAGCTACCTCCATGGCTAACAAGACCATATATCGGCTGGTACCCGCAAAGGCCCGTGTTGGAGTCGACACACGTAAAAAGGTGAACTCTGTGCTACCTCGAGGGGTATCCAGGGGAGACAATCTGTTTGTGGAGAAAATCACAAGCTTAGGGCATCCCGCCGTCATGAACTGGGGTATGGACACGCGTCCGTGGGGAGATATTGCGATGAACTTTACACAGCCACTGCTGAATGAAGTTCCTCACAAGGTGGTGGATGTCGAGTACGAGCTCTACTGCGACATGGTGGCAGAGCCGTGGAAATACGGCGACAATATCGAAGACTGGATTGCACTGGACACAAAGCTTCGTAACACCGAGAAGGTACAAGCTTTCTGGGCAGAGAAGGCAGAACGAGAAGCCAAGGAACTTGCCGAAGCACAAGCCGTCTGGCGAAAGGCATTCAAGCCCATCGCAAAGAAGTGCGCAGAGATTGGAATGAGCGTCTCCATCTGGAACTATGTGCTTGCCTACAAGGCTCGCAGGAACGCTGCAGCCATCAAGATCCAAGCAGTGGTCCGTGGACGTCAAGCACGAAGCAGGATTCCACGGATTCAGTGCTTGTATTGCTCGACACCGTGCGACGCATACTTCTGCAACGTCGAATGCCGTGTTCTCTTCGACCGAGACTCCCGCTAAGTCTTCAAAACGGAATTCGACCTCTGCGTCGTTTTTCCCTGTATTCACAATGTATAGCATCCACAACGCAGTTGACGACATGATTCAGGACATGGACCTCGGAGGTCATTATAAAGCAGAAGTTATCGAAGACGGTAATGCACACACCGTCGCAGTGACTGCGTGTGTCAACCCACAAAAACAAGTGGCCTTTCGGGTCTGTATGGAGAACGAGCGAGTTCGCGTTCGTATCGTCCATCAAAGTCACATCTCCCCCTTGTTCGCGCAGTTGATTCTTGAGAACCTTGCCATCCAATTGGACCCTAACTACTTCATGTAAAGAGTTTCCTGTTTTTTACATAATGGGACTGATTCGATATACGACGTCAGTCGATTCGGATGTCGACTATGACCCGCGTCAATTTGCAGAAGAAGTCGCAATCTATTTAGCGGACCCCGAGGGATGGGCACAACTTCATACCTTTGTGGTTGGAAAGGGAAAAACCATTCGGTTATCGTCACCACATACTTTGAAGAAAGGCTGTGGGGATGATACACTTTCATGTGCGACGTTAGGTGGAAACGAGATTTGGTTGAATTCAAAGCGATGGATGGAAGGTGCAGCACCGTCGAAGTTGCCCTTGGAACGCTATCGGCAATACATGGTCAGCCATGAAATGGGTCATTCGTTGGGCTATGAACATGTCACATGCTCGTCGGGTCCTGCACCGGTCATGATGCAACAAACCTTGGGGATTGGAAAGTGTTCTCCGAATACTGCAGTGGACCTTAGTCGGTTACTTTCAAAATCATCACGCCGCTCACAATGAGTGCAATGGCAAGTAAGTCGTGGAAATGTATGGATTCTTTGAACAGCAAGATACCGACCGTGGTCGTCGCCATCACGGACATTCCAGACCACAGTGCGTTCGTCATTGCCATACCTGTATTATTCATTGTCAATCGCAACAGGTACCCAACAGCTGCATAGAACAACACACCGACTGCGAAAAAGGCAGAGTTGTCAATACTACGCTTGAAACAACTCATGGCGAGTGTCTCTAATAAGACGATTAAGAGCACATACCAATACACACGTGGAATGCCCATTTATGTAAAGGTGTGATTTATTGCATGCGAGTGGATGCGTCACGAAGAATGAGTTTGGTATCCATCGTAGCCGGTGAGAAGAAATCATCGACCACCTTTTTGACAACCTTTTCATCGAAAGGCTTGCATGAAAAGACATCGAGATAGAGATCATCGGATTCCTCTACGAAATGTGCACAAATGTTGGAGGTCTCAATCAATTGAACTAAGGTAAATCCTTTCTTATTACCGGTTCCGAACATCACGATTTCAGGTTTTCCGTAAGCGACCATATCAATTCGGTTGACAAGTGTAGAGGTGAAGACACCAATATGTTTCGCAGAGCGAATCGAAGCAGGAATGCAGTTGCGTCCGTTCAAAATCAGATGGTATCCCCAATGTGTCATATACTATTAGGACATTTAGTTGCTGTAAGCCAGACCGCCCATACCGCTCATGATACGGAAGATGTTGTAGTTGACGGCATACATGCGGAAGTTGTAGGGGTAGGCCTTGCTTGGGAATGTACCTGCAGAACCAATCTTGCTGTCGTAGACCAAAGTGGCGGTATCAATGCGAGAGAAGTTGCAAGTACCGGATGGTTGGTGCTCCTCGGGGCTGATGGCAAAGGAATACATATTGATTGGGTTAGGAAGTGAGATGGGTAGCGTATTGGTGGTATTGACCACTCGGTTGAATGCACCACCTGTGTGGTGTTGGTAAGGTTGGACCTTCCAGAAATAGTCACCATATCGCTCATCGAATCGGTCCTGTCCGTTGAGTTGGAGACGAGCACGGTTGACGATATCATCATAGGTGAACGGGCGAGTGAAAAGAGAAGTTCCGTCTGGAAGAGAGCAATCTACCTTACGTGCATCTTGGAAGACCCAAATAAGCTCCTTGACTGGGTGATTCAAGGTCAAGTCAATGCGTCCAGAAGAGGTTGTAATGGTTTGCTGACCAGAGTACTGAAGTTGCTCAATCAAGTACTCATGGCTTGCCTGGGCAAATCGTCGGCGCTCCTCGACATCCAAGTAGACATAGTCGATGTAGAGTGCCATGTCCTTGAGTGCAGGGAGGGCGGCTGCGGCTGTGGCGAGTTGAGCGCCCGATGAACCTGCAGCTTCTACGAGGTTGATAGTATCCTCGAGAGTGATGTTGAATCGCACCTCGTGGTATTGGAGTGCAATCAATGGAAGTGCAAGACCTGGGTTACGGTTGAACCAGAACTGGAGAGGCACATACAAGACATCAGGGCGACCCTGGCACGATGTTGCTGAAGTATCAAAACTGTCGTAGGGACCTCCCACCATGTTGTCCAACTTAACCGATGTGTCAAAGTTGGCGGTCAAAGTTTCCCACAGGTAGAGCCACTCACCGTAGTGACGGTCAATGATTTGTCCACCAATCTCGACCTCAATTTGCTTGAGCAAGAGATATCCGAGACGACGTTGCGCACCTCCGGTCCACTTTAGTGCTGCAGATGCGTCCGTTGCAGGCAATGTGACCTCGACATAGGTCTTCCAGATCAAGTCTGCATTACGGTTGACAATCGCTACGACGCGTTGTCCGTAAGTGGGCATACCTGTGAAGTTGACGCGAAACGCCTCCACGGCAAAGTTGGTATGACGCTTGAACAACACCTTCCAAAAGGTGATGTGAGGATTTCCAGTGATATACGCATCTTGTGCACCATAGGCAACGAGTTGAAGAAGACCACCACCCATGTATGTTTATATTCTCGGAGGATAAATTCTACTTCAGCGTCCGCGCAACAAAGTGTTCCATAAATACAATGTATGGTGGTAAGTTTCTTGCCAGCGGCGCAGATACCTGTGTGTATGACCCTCCGGTGAGTTGTGACCCTCCTACTCCAGGAATGAACGTCCAAAACAAAGTGTCACGCATTGTCTCGGCTAGTTCCGGAGAACGCGAAAAGCAAGCACTGGTTCAGAAAGTGATCAATGATATTCAACCTGTTTTCCCACGCATTCGAGAGTTTGTGAACCTTGCGACGGATTCGTGTACCCCTAAATTCAAGCCGGAAGACGAACAACAATCCTGTAGAGTCAAAGACCTTGGTAGCGGTCCACTGGTCAATCTCATCACGCCTAAACAAGGGAAGGACTTTTATCGATTTATGGACCATCCTGACTACAAGACCAAGTTTCCAGGTGCGATGGCGAACCTTGCACTGGCAATGAGTTATCTCAACGAATACGGACTCATGCATACGGATTTACATGCCGCAAACATTGCGTTGATGAATGGTCGTCTGGTCGCACACGATTGGGGGCGAGCCTTTGACAGCCGCGACGAGAAAAAGGTCAAGGACTATTTCGAGTGGGCCAAACGCACAAAAGGTCTGAAGGGACGAGGTGAGTATAAGTTCATTCTACCCATTCTCAATAATACAGACTACTTTAAAGGTCTCGTGAAACGAACCACGAAAGAAGGAAAACAGAAACTACACTTGATTTTAACTCGGTCATGGGATACCTTGGCATTGATAGGAACCTCTGAATACGATGGTCTGATTACCAAAGAACTAGTCGACCGGTTCTTAACTGCGTTCGTAGGTATTCTATCACAGAATGACGCAGACTTCTCTGCCAATCTGCGTAAAATCATACCCGTTGCATTTAGCCCTTCGTATGTGGCTCCTGTGATGGTCCCGGTAGTTCCTGTGGTTCCAGTCAAGGTCAAAAAGACACGAAAGGTCAACTCGAAGCCGAAGAAAACTCGAAAGGTAAAAGTGGTTGCCCCTGTGGTTGCCCCTGTGGTTGCCCCTGTGGTTGCCCCTGTGGTTGCCCCTCCTGTGATCCCACCTCCTCCTCCTGTAGAACCACCCAAGTCATTGCCTAAGTCCATGTATGTGACTCCTTCCGTTTCAAATCAAGAAGTGGTTGAACTTCGTAAAGACATTGCAGTCTGTGATGAAGAAGTGGATGAGTTACGAAAGAAAGTCCAAGACATTGCAGCGCTGACAAAGCTTGGTCCTCGACGAGGTGGGAGTCGTATGTCGACCAAATTCGATAAATGTGTCAAGACCGTGCGAAAAACGGTCAAGGCTCGTAAGGGATCGAATAAGGAATCCGCAGCGATTGGGATTTGTACCAAGTCAGTCTTACAGACACGAGGTCGTACAATGAAACGCTATCGCAAGGGACGCTTGACTACACAGAAATTGAAAGTGCCTGTTTAGCCGCTAACTGTTCGGCTTTTTTGCGTGTACTTCCGTGTCCATAGGCTATGTGCTTTCCATTCGCATCACACACTGCAACTCGGATTTCATTCTTCTTTGGGTCGTTCGATAACATCTCGTAGGTCGGTGTTAACTTCAATTCACGCTGACAATGCTTCTGAAACAAGTCTTTGTAATTTGTCGTCTCATGAATCACTTCTTCAATGTCTAGGTATGCCTCCATCACAGAGGTTACAAAGGTATACACAATATGAAACCGATTCCCACAGTCGGTCCACAACGCACCAATAAAGGCTTCAAAGATATCCCCTAGTTTCTTGGTGTTACTGCGTCCTGCAATGGCGGGAGATTCTTCATTGTGACGGGAAATCACATAGAACTTGTCGAGACCAATTGTCTTGGAGAGCTGACCAATACATTCGTTATTCACCAACACCTTACGCGCATCGGTTAAGAACCCCTGCTTCTTTTCAGGATACTTCTTGCGAAGATACGTCGCTACACAGACACCCAAGACTGAATCACCTTCAAACTCTAAACATTCATAGGATTCATCTTGAAGCGGCATGACCCCATTTGGACAGGGTGCAAGTTGTGCAGGGGTTCCATCCGGAGTTGTGTAGTCCGTTCGTCGGACATAGGTTGTGTGGACCATTGCAGTCTGAAACACTCGCACATTCTGTGCTCTGTAGTGTGGCAAACCGTGTTTATGAAGGAGCTTGTGGATATCACGTTCAGTGAATGGGCGATTGGCGGAGTTGTAAGGACAATAGGATTCCATTATAGTCTATACCTTACTTCATGAAGGTCCGTTTTCTAGTTTAAAAATATCTTGCGACAACATCATACATTCATGGAAAAAGCTTTAGTGACTCTGACTGCCCGTGTTGTTCGTGCGCATCGAGAGATGACGCCATGTATCGCGAGAATCCATACAGGGTTCATGGTAGAAACGAATCTTCAAACATTGGAAAAAGACCTTCAACACCTGCAAGAGATGCTCCGACAAGTTCGAGAAGCACAGAAAGCACCCCCTACACGAACCTACATCTCACTCAAGTAATGCTTTCAATTCAAACGAATATTCATCCGCAACCAACGTGCGTTCATGACGACGCATAATCTCTTTCATTACATCTTCCCCATGTTCGGGAAGAATCTCAACTAAGTAGTTCTGAAGTTGCTTCTTCGAAAGCGACCACCCCTTTTTCCATTCCCCTGGTTTCTTCACTTGAAAGACCATCTTCGACGCATTCAGTTCAATCTTTGCGGGCAATGATGTAGATTCAGTATACGCAGCGGCTAAATCCAACTCAAGCGTTTGTCGATGTTCGCGAAGGTCTTTGGCGCGAGTGTTTACGTCTGCGAGTTGCTTGTTGACTTCCAAGTAACGGCTAAGAATCGGTTTAAGAGTCTCCATATAAGGGTTCAGTGCCTTGTTTAAAAGTGTCCGTTTTGAACAAGGGATGTCTGTCTTTGATGAAGACGAAATCGAACGGCTACGTCAAGTCTACAACAAGGAACATCCGCGTGAAGCCCCTATCGCAAAGGAGTCCACAGAGGACATATGGCGCTCACTTCAAGACCGCTTTCGTGAAAAGTGTAAGACCGGTCGAGCTGAATGTATCGTGTCCAGTCTCTTACGCAGACCCAAGGCACCCAAAGAATGGTCCTTGAACCGATATGAATGGCTCTCGTCCGATGACATTGATGCCGTCGAGCGTAACTATACCGAACTCTTTGCGGATTACCATTACATTGGCACCGTACCCATCGACTTTGACTTGAAGTCCGAAACGCAAAAGTGCTTGGTCTCTGCCTTGTGTTCCATGAAACTCAAATCCCTCTACGACAAAGGAAAGCAGCAGTTTGGCATTGTCATCAACACAGACCCACACGATGGTCCCGGTCAACATTGGGTTGCGGTGTTTTGCGATGTCCGCCCCGAGTTGGAGTTTCCTCGTGTGACCTATTTCGATTCCTACGCAGCTCAACCCGAGAAGGAAATCAAAATATTGATGAAACGATGGAAAGACCAATGGGATTCCACTGGCATTCATTCAAAGCCTATGAAGATGACCTACAACAAGACACGACACCAATACAAGGATTCTGAATGTGGAATGTATTGCTTGTATTTCCACTACGCTTGCTTGATGAACTTGCCTATGAATCAATCCATGCCGGATGAGGTAGTCAATCTCTTTCGCAATCTATTGTTCACGATGCCCAAGAAAGAATCATCCGCAAAAGAATAATGGAATGGCTCTTGGTCGTGCTTTTACTTGTCTTCATTGGATACCTCTTACAAGATGAATCCCTTGGAGTCCAACCCGTCTTGATGACTCGCAAACGACTCTGTGATTACTATGTGCCTGGGTCTGTCTTTGAAGACATTCCGTCTGCATTGGCTCGAGGAGTGCGTCTCTTGGAAGTCCATGTGTATTCAGACGAACAAGACCATCCAGTCGTTGCGCGACAACCGCAAAATGACGGATACGACTATGCGACCGATAACATCACCTTTGAACAGGTCTGTATCCTCATTGCAAACGATGCGTTCCCCTCCAATGACCCCTTCATCTTCTCGATTGTGCCACATACGACCAAAACCCTGGTCTTGAATCGTATGGCTGAACATCTGATGACTACAGTCCGTCGTCGATTGATCTCCACAACCAAGAACTTGGCCACCGTTCCTCTCGATAGCTTGAAGGATAAGGTCTTGATTGTCTCGGGAGGCACACAGGGAACCGACCTCGATGACTTGGTGAATTTGTCCTGGACTGAGTCTGGATTGCGTCGTCTCACCTATCAACAAGCCCTTCATTCACGCGATGAAAAGGAGTTGATTCGCTTCACTCGTGACCACCTAGTGATGGTCGCACCGGACGCCGAACTTCGAACGGTGAATGTTCGCAAGGATAAACCCTTGGCGTTGGGATGCCAGTGGAATTTGTTCGATTCGAGTAGGGGTGGCTTCCACGAAAAACCTGAAGCACTGCGTTCAGAATCTTTCCTACCTACTAAACAAAATGAATAAGACTGAAGACATGCAAGAAGGCGGCAAGAAGCGAAGTGCATGGATGTCCCATGTCAAGAAGACCATGCGAGCCAACAAGGGTAAGCCCCTCTCCGCGGTCTTGAAGATGGCTGCAAAGACCTACAAGAAGACCATGCGTGGTGGCGGTATTGCAAGCACTGCGGCCCCATTGTCTGGGGGTCGTCGTCGTTCTCGCCGTGGTGGAGTTGAAGAGGATGAAAATGGTAAAGTGTCATTCCCACCCATGCAAGTCCGAAGGGGTGGACGCAAGACCCGCAAGTCCAAGAAAAACGGACTTAAGTTGTACTAAAGATTAGACTTCCCCATGGACCAAGACCCTAAAACTCGTAAAGAAACCAAGAAATCCGCAAAAGACAAGGCCAAAGGTAAGGACACATGTTACTCTGCGAAACATGTGCGCCAACTAGAAGCCTTGAAAGACAAGAAGAAGTAACTACAATAAGGATTTATGGGTGACACGGCGTGTCATTTTGTGGTCTCGTTGCTTCGTATACTTTCCACCTCCTAGACGCCTACAGGTTTTTCCCTTGTATGTCTTACGCGAGCAACCGCTCTTGTAATACGCCAAATGGGCCATGTAGCCACGATAACTCTTCATTGGAACCTTTGCAACGCTCGATAACTCGTGAAGAAGCCCATACATCCATCGTGTATAGGTTTTTTGACTTTTCAAGACCGGTTCATGTGCTTTGAGATAGGATTGAAACACACTACGGAAGTTTTCAAAGGGATACGCGTCGGCTAAATGATGAATGAACTCGCGTTGAATCGACATATCTTTCGGCTCGGGTTCGGCTGGAAAGTTATACGCAATCGCCATCAAGAAGTCTCGTCCAGGCACTGCGATGGGTTTCATGGCTTCATACTGCCGTTTCACTTCTTCAAACTCGGGGTCTGCCTCGGGACAAATCACCGAGGGGTCGTCCGAACACTGCCGCCGAAGCTTTGCATTGACCTTATTGTGCAGGTCGTAGAGCCACCGCCCATAGGGTTTGGAGGGAGGGTGTGCTTTCACAAACTCGGCCGTCGAGGCGCGGCAAAACGCACACGGCAAGACATCCTTCATATCGTCCAATACTTCTCGAGGTGAAGCCGAGTGAAAGGCAATTAAGTGAAATAATTGCCATCCCGAAGGCCCCCAGAATCGGGTATCCATTGTTCACTTACCTCCAAAAGATTATCCGTGCTTCTAAACAAAATGTTAGACACAAAGGATATCATCATTCTCACGGCAGCAGTCTACCTCGGTTCAGTGGTGTCTCGTTTCTTCTCCGCACTCACGGACGGCATCATCGCCCCTCTCCTCGCCCCTCTTGGAAGCAAGGGCTTGTCTGAATCCGTCGTGGTCGTCGGTGGTGTCACCCTCAAGACCGGCGAGCTCTTGGCCGCCACCATTCAGCTCATGATTTCCTTCGCCATCGTCGTCTACGCGATTGGCGTCCTCCGCACCTACTACCTTTCCAAGATTGGCGCCACTCGAGCGTAAGAAGGAAAAATAGTTCAATAGAATAATGAGTTTCTTCTCTTCGTTTACATCGCCCTTTAAGCCCGCAGACCCTGTCGCAGCTGCACAGGCCAAAGTGGATTCCGCACAAGCTGCACTGACTAAAGCAAAAGAAGAGGTCACTCGCCTTGAAGGAGAGTTGAGTGCTGCCAACACCGAGTTAAGTCAAGCCAAACAGACCATTCCTCTTGCCAACACTACCGATGGTGTTCGAGGTGGACGTCGCACCTACCGTAAGGAGAAGAGACCCGCTAAACGCCGCCGAAACGGAAGGCGGTCCATCCGTTCCTAGGGTACTTACCGAATCGTTCCTCCAATCGCTTCCTCAAATCCGTGACACTTCCACGATACATCAACTCGTTCTGACGCTTCCACTCCTGGAAGGTAGCCGACACATCATTCCATGACACCGTATTTCCCTCAATCAGTTCGTCAGTATGCGCATACTCGCGAATGAATCGAGCAATGATGTCCGAGTCGTCCTGGTACTCGTTAGTGTACGCATCCACTTCGGGAGGTGGAGACAACTTTCCAAGTCCTTTGCCTTCGGTGTAGAGGTGAACCAGGTAGCTCATGAAGCAGGTCGCCCACTCGGTCGACAACACCTTTTGCTGAATCGTCTCATCCACCATGTACTGGTTCGGTCCTTGTGGGTTCATTACGAACTTGGACGGAAAGTGAACCACCTTCAATCGTCGCCAAGTGCCTCCATCGCTCGTATTGACAGGCGGCTTCTCGTTACACGCCAAGTGCATCTTGGCTTGAACATCGAACTCTACAATCTGCTTGGAACCCGCAAACAAGTCGCGTCCAGAGACCTTCTCGCAGCTGGTCAACTCCTTAAGAACACCTGTAGATAAGGGTTCTCCTTCATCAGGCTCGGACATCATCACGAAGCGACGACCCTTCATGCGAATCAACTCTGGAGCAGCCGCACCTGCCTTGTTACGCTTCTGTGTGAACATCGCGACATTCACCTTGTAGCAGTAGTCACCCATCGCGGTCGCCATCAAGTTCAACAACATCGACTTGCCGTTCGAACCGTTACCCGTCATAATCATGAACCGAGGTTGGAAGACACCCGAGATACAGGTTGCAAGATGCTTCAGGAAGAACATACGAACACTGGGAATGGGTAAGATTTGTTCAAGGAAGGTCTTAAGGTCTTTCCAGCAGGTGAATTCATTGTACTTCATGTCGGGCTTGTAGTCGATGTTCGTGCACATGCTGACATAATCGTCGGGTCGACCCTCACGGAAGGTCTGGGTCAATGTGTCGAACATTCCATTGTTGAAGGCGATGATGTGCTTGTTATCATCGAGCTTCTTGGCAAACTCTGCGTCGTGGAACAGCACTTGGCACTCACGCATGATGTTGTTCTTGAAGGCGTTGCTCTTGAGCTTCAATCGAACCGCTGAATACTGCTTCATCTTCTTCTCGGATTTACAGCCATCGCACTCGGGGTCGGGTTCTTTGTGCTGACAGGCTACGTGCTTGAGTCGTTCTCCTTCAATCAGAGACTTCTCCAAGAACACCTTGGCTACATCCGAGGAGAGACGCTTCAAGAGCTCCACACCCTTCTCAGAGTTCTTCCAGATGTGTCCCACATAGTAGTACCAGTCGTTGTTGACGAACGAGCCACAACGGAACTCGTCTCGATACTTTGCGTGAACCACCAAGGCCACATCGTAATCGGATGCAGTTGCAGCCGCATCGTCGACGAGCTTGTCTACGTTTCGGCTCTCAATCTCGTCATAGCCTGCTCGGTTGTCCTCTCGTGACCAGTATCGCAAGCTCTTTTCACCGAGCCGTTCACCTTCTACACGGAACCCGAATCCGTTCCACTTGTTCATGCATTGAGACTGATTGTAACTGCCTGGCTTGGTTGCATTGACTTGCTCGCTAAAGTCTTGGAACACATCCTCTAGGTCAGGATGGATGTTCTTCAGACAGACGCCCACTTCAATCCAAGACTCATACTCGGTGTATCGCTCGGAGTTAAGGTTGAAGACATGGTCGCGAATGTATTGTTTACGAACTGCAGTCAAGGGTTCAATGTATTGTCGTCCCGGGGAAGACGCACGAGAATCGTTGGCATCTCGTGCAGTTGTGCGTCCACGAGAGACAGAACGAGGCACTTCAGTGGAGGGTGCTCTGCAGTTCTGCTCGCCGTACGGTGTCAAGGGTGTCTCTTCCGATGCAAGTGATCGTGTGGAGAGCTTGCGAATCAAGTCCAAGGTAGGGACTGCGGGAACTTCGGTATCCACACTGAGTTCACCGGTTTCATGGTCGTAGTCCAACACATAGCGAACCTTGTAGGGAAGGGCTCCGTCGTCCTTCTTCTTGGACCCTAGGATGGGCCAGTGTCCGTTGTGATTGAGAGGACTAGTGTCATAGACCTTGTTCCAGTCGTGCATGAGTCCAAGGCCTGGGAAGAACTCTTCCATTCGGCGCACCAAGACACGGCGCACAGTCTCTTCCACAGAAGGCCGAGACTTGATGGAGGGAATCTGAATGTGGATGCCGGATGCGGAGAGGTTCTTGTTGGACTGGAAGGTCGGGTTGTCCTTCTCGAGTACATAGATCTCTACATCGTCTTTCAAGTCCACGAGCTTTCGCACTTCCTCCATGTACGCCTTCACGAAGGCTACAGTTTGTGCTTGGGTATGCTTGTGCTCTTCGACGATTCCCTCGTACTTGAAGTCCAAATCCACACGAAGCTCTCCAATGGGAGTGCAGCGCTCGGTGTAATACATCGGCACACCGTTCAGGATGTTCGCATAGTAGAGTTTGTAGAACTCGTTTAGGGCATCTGAATCGTTGACTAGCCAATGGTCGTATCCGTCCATTGTGTTGAAGGTATAAGGTTGTCCTTTCTCTGTCTTCCGTCCTGCCCTGTCTTGATCAGACTTTCCATTAGGATTTCCACCTAGAAAGAAGTCAAGTTTAGTAGGCATTGCTGTGTTAGTAGCTCCGAGAAGAATGCGGTGCACCATTCGTTTTGAACGCATGTTTCCAGATTTCAAAAGGAATCTACACCGTTCTAATAAAACAAGGCACAATGAAGTTCTGTAAGCAGTGTAACAACTTTCTCTACTCGATTGAGGAGCGAGACAAGACCGCATTTCTTAAGTGCCGTAGCTGTCCTTACGAAGAAGAGATTACAAAGGCAAATCCTGTCGTGTACGAGCACGACCTTCAACAGGATACCTCGGTTCAGTATTCAATTAATCCGTATCTAAAATATGACCCAACTCTCCCTCGCTTTACAACGATGATTTGCCCCAATGACACTTGCTCGACCCGCGGCAGTGACTCGCAGATTGTCGGCATCAAGTTGGACCCTGTGAATGTTCGATGGTTGTATCAATGTGCAGTCTGCAATACCACTTGGAAACAGCTTGCACGAGGTTAAGACCAGCCCGCATTCTGTGGGATACGATGATAGGTTCCAACTACATTGTTCGCAGGTAAGCCACCGAGTTGTTGACTCTTGGATGAAGTCGTCGACGTGATACTGCTACCCGAAGACCAGGAGACGGTCGACAAGTTTTTTGGGTTGTTGGTTCGCTCGGGCTGTCGGGCACGCACATAGTTCAATCCGGTGATGACGGTCTCTTGAGGATTGACGACATACGCGGCTTGACTCGTTCTGACCATAGAGTTGATGACATTCATGGTGGGTGCCACTTGGTCGACGGTCTGGATTGCACGAGGAGCGTTTCCAGAGGTATAGGCAACTGCGGCTGTCTTGTATTTCAAGTAGTTGGTGTAGTCCGACGCAGAGAGAGTTGGCATTTGTGAGTATGCCTGTAAATTAAGTAATGGTCAGTGGATTGGAATAATATTGTCCAGCAACAATGATATTTCCAGTTGAATCGGTACTAACGGAGTTGGTAAACTGAGTATACTCACCTCCACTTCCACCAATTCGCTTAGCCCATTGAGGTATTCCACTTGAGTTGTATTTTACGATAAATATATCATCGTCTGCGTTGGTCAAGGTAAATTCAGGCGTTTCATTGGTACCGTAGATAGTCAATTCGGTGGAATTATAGAATCCAGTCACAATAATATTTCCAGTTGAATCGGTAACGACTGAGACCCCATATTCACGCCCAATTCCACCGATTCGCCTAGCCCATTGAGGTGTTCCACTTGAGTTGTATTTGACTACAAATGTATCACTTAGTGTGTTTGCGTTGGCCAATGTGGCGAACGAAGCGCTTGAACCGAAAATACTCACTGGATTACTTTGATAGTTTCCAATGACAACAATATTTCCATTTGAATCGATAGCGACGGAGTTGACTTGATCACTTCCAGTTCCAGCGATTTGCCTAGCCCATTGAGGTTCCCCACTTGAATTGTATTGTGTGATGAAAGCATCATTGCCTCCTATGTTGTTCAATGACAACGAGCTGCTCGAACCTGAGATAGTAATTGTGGAAGAACTAAATAATCCAGCAACAACAATATTTCCAGTTGAGTCGGTAGCGACTGCATAACTAAGTTCACTTCCAGTTCCACCGATTCGTCTAACCCATTGAGGTTCCCCACTTGAATTGTATTGTGTGATGAAAGCATCAGTGCCTCCTATGCGGTTCAATGACAACGAGCTGCTCGAACCTGAGATAGTCAATGTGGTGGAAGTAAAGTATCCAGCAACAACAATATTTCCAGTTGAGTCGGTAGCTATTGCGCGTACATCACTCGGTGTGATTCGTCTAACCCATTGAGGGGTTCCACTTGAATTGTATTTTACGATGAATACATCAATACCTCCTGCATTGGCCAATGTGGCGAACGAAGCGCTTGAACCGAATATACTCACTGGATTATTTTGATATGTTCCAGCGACAACAATGTTTCCATCTGAATCAGTAGCAAGTGAATAGAGAAATTCATTTCCAGTTCCAGCAATTTGCCTAGCCCATTGAGGTTCCCCACTTGAATTGTATTTGACTACAAATCCATCGCTACCTCCTGCAATGGTGAATGTGGCGAACGTGGTCGTTCCATCTGTATTATAAATGATACCTGTACTAGAAGTAAAGTATCCAGCAACAATGATATTTCCATCTGAATCGCTAGCGACTCCATAGTTAATCTCAGTTCCAGTTCCACCGATTTTCCTAGCCCACAATGGTGTTCCGGCTGAATTGTATTTGACTACAAATGCATCGCTAGCTCCCGCGTTGGCCAAGCTGATTTCTGCAGCCGGAGCCGAAGCCGCAGGCACAAGTGCAACCCTAGGTTGAATTAAGCTAAACCGCGAACCTCTAATAAGGGCAGCCACACTCGAAACGTTCACAAACGCAACCGAGCCTTTCGAAGGAGGACGGTAACCCTGTGGATTGGTCACCGCAGCTCCTGCATTGGCTAATGCTTTGACAACCGTCGTATAATCAGACGGAGACGGACGCAGGAGAGGCATTTATGTAAAACGGAAGATTTTCACACAAAACAACCTGATGAATAACAATGGACCATCCTGAAGTAAAGCCAGTCTTTCGAACGCAAGTCATGGACGCCTTGAAGGAACCCCGCAAAACCCGTGAATACTTTACGAAATATGAATACACGACCTTACTAGCGACACGCGCAGAACAGATTGCCCAAGGAGCGAAACCGCTGGTGAGTCTAGAAGGACTCAAAACAAGCGACCCGATGTTTGTATGGAATGTTGCGAAACGAGAGATTGAACAGAGAAAGCTACCCTTCTTGATTCGTCGTCAGATGCCCAACGACACTGCAGAATATTGGTCAGCGCAAGAGTTGGAAGTCATCTGGTAATTAACGACCTGACATTCGTTCGAGTGTCTCTTCGGAAGGAGGGTACATCAACAGAGGTGGCTGGGATGCAACGGGTCCATAGAAACGCGGTGGTTCATGTGTAATCAGCTTCATGGCCATTGAAATATCGACGCTGTTCTCGGGAAGGAATCGCTTTTTCTCGTTGGCCGAATCACGTTGGATTCGTGCGGGAAGGTCCACGACACCTGGGAAGACCTGCTGCTGGACGCCTAACATTGTAAACGAAAGAATCAGTAGAATGACGATGACGCCTACGACAAGGACACGAGTTTTCATTATTTCTTCGGTAGACAAGAAAAACGGAAGTAGAAAAGGATAACAAGAGAGAGTATGGACTTCCCAATACCCATTCGTTGTTATACCTGTAATCTGCCTATTGCAGGCAAGTGGAAACGATATCTAGCATTGGTGAAGGGGAATCGTGTTGAAGATGGACGGTCTGAAAGGGACGAGTTGGTGTATCTCACCTCAACCACTCAAAAAACGGCAGAGGGGCGTGCTATGGACAATCTTGGATTGACGCGGGAGTGTTGTCGCAGGCATTTCTTGACGCACCCGGGGGTTTAAGAAGAGTTTAATTGTGCATTCATGACACCGAGTTGACCGCGACAGCTCATAGCAGTCCTTCTCACAGCAATAGTGAATGTTCGGAATCCGTATCCGTAACACCTCCATTCCTTTTTACTTCACAGTAAAGAGTAAATGTCTTCCTATAGTGAATACCTAGGACGAATGCAACAACGTCTTCCGAGCATTCAAGATACGCGCCCTCATCGCGACGCAGGACACCAAACGGAAATCGTCAAACGATTAGCCGCATCCGGTGTTCAAGACAGCAAAACCCCTGCGTCTTCGTGTGTCCTTGTGTTGGATGGACCTACCACCCGCGTAAACTCACGCTACGCCAAGGCACACACGGTCCAAGACCAGTCTACTTACAACGAATTCACTGCGGGTCAGGCAGTCGCCCAATCTCAATTACCTCGCAATGCAAAAGCCTCTCAAATTACCCCTGTCTGTTACTCGTCTACGACCATACCCGAATACAATGACTTGCTTGCGACAGACACTCAAGCTGCACTCAAACAAGACGCAAAGAACGCCTATCAACGTGGATACTCCACTGCAGCTTGTTGCCAAGTCTGTGGTAAGCCACCTATGCTTTCGAGAGGATGTGCATGTTCCTTGACGGTCGCACAACAAAACTCTTTGAAGGACAAGGTGGGCACTCGCGTAAGTATTTACTGAACTTCCTCGTAGAACAATAATGTTGGAGGTCTATACCTTCAAGATGGAACGGCCACTTCATTGGATTGACTTGTCCATGACTCCACTGGACGAGTTAGCACAAACGGTTGAAGACATTTGTGCGCATCAAACCGACGTTCGCTTATGGTTTGGATATCTCGATGGATGGATGTTAACGCCGCACGAAGAAGTGATTCTACGCAAAGCACTGCGTAAGTTCACCTGTGGACTGGTGACAGCGTTTCCTCTTTCGTTGTCGCATGCCTGGAAAAACGAAATCAATACCCTCTACACAGAAAGACCCCATGGATTCACCGACACTCACCACGATGGTCGTATTGTACACGATGGGAGTCAAGTTGAACACCGACATTTTGGTTCATGAACTTCCGCTGACAGACCGTATTATCAAAATTGAAAAACAAGGCGTTCTTCGTCGTGGAGAGTCTCGCAAGGACCGTATTCGTCATCGCAAGACCACTGCACAGCCCCGAAGGACGACAGGATTCGGACACAATAGTATTACCTTGGTCGTCATGTCTTCAGGTGACGGAACCTTACTGGACAAAGAAATCACGATCAAAATCTTCCAGAATGGTGTGTTTCATATCACCGGTGTCTTGGATGAACGATACGACCGAGATGTCACGACACGATTGCGTGACCACATTACCACGAGTTGTCCTCACGCGGTCATCGAAGGCACATGGACCCCCGACCAGCGTCGTGTCGTGTTGATGAATTACAAGACCAAACTTGTAGGAGTGACCAACTTGTCTCGCGATACACTTCACGCAACACTGCGCACCAAAGGATTCAAAACCAACTATGAACCTGCAGTCTATCCTGCGGTGAAAATCTACTTTCCCGACACCAAATGGATTGCGAAAGTGTTTCGAACCGGTAACATCATCTTGACTGGAATGACCCATTCGTCTGAATGTGACAGTCTCATGCTGAAACTGCGGGAGGTTCTCGTTTAAACTATAGAGTCTTCCTATAAACATGCAGGCACGAGAACTCACAGCCGACGAAGTTCGAGAAGGAGAACGCAATATCAACGACACTCAATTGACCGCAACCCAGATTCAAGCACTAGTGCGACAGATGGACGGGAGCAAAGCAAAGTATCGTGCTCTGAAACAGAGTGGAAAGAAGTTGGAATACGAACAAGCTGTGAAGGCAGAGAACGAAGCTCTCTATTTCAATTACCCCAGCCTCTATCAATTACACATTGAAGAGAGACTGGACCAAACCTTTTTTGAAATGTTGAACCTGAAGCGAAAAATTGAAAAAGGCGAGATGACTGCCGAACAAGCTTCAGCCGTTGTGGGACAGCAATTGTTTAATCGCTTTGTCCCTCATGCCATTTCAAACAGCGCACCTCCGATGGCACGCATGTCGTATGAGGACTATTATCGTCAATCTCGAGAGTAAAATTGTAATTGTAAACTATAAAATGAATCCTAACCTGCAAGTGGTGATTGCGAGATATAACGAACCTATCGAATGGGCTTCAGGCTTCAATACCGTACTTTACAATAAAGGTAGTTTCTTGGAAGGATCCATTCCTCTCGAAAACATCGGTAGAGAAGCTCATACGTTTTTACATCATATTGTCACTCGATACGATGAATTAGCGGAGTATACTTGCTTTGTACAGGGAAACCCATTCGACCATTGTCCAGACATCAAACTTCAACTTACAGAGTTCACATCAACAGATGTTCTGTTCCTAGGGAAGCTACATGAATGTGATCGTATGGGAAACCCTCATGGTCCTGGATTACCGGTTGGAGATATATACGATCGATTCTTCACAATTCCCAAAGAAAAGTTCACATTCTATGCAGGTGCTCAATGCATCGTTTCAAGAGACCGCATTTTAAAAAGACCAAAAGCATTTTACGAAGCTCTTTTGAAGGAAAATCCATCCATCTATCCTTGGGTGTACGAACGTCTCTGGCCGGATATCTTTAGTGATACACCTATTCTTTCAATTCAGTTCGAAGCTCCATGAGTATCTTTCCTAACACATTCTTACCAGGCCATCGTTCGGGGTCTTTGGCCTTTGAAGTGTCTGCGGAAGTTCCGATACCCCAATACTTTCCACGAGGGTCGGCTTCGGCAATCGGTCGTGTACCCGTGTCGCGCAGTTTCTTCAGTAACTCTGGATGCTGCATGAACTTGGCTTTGACCGCCACTCGCATGATTTGGTCTTTTCGTTCAGTCCAGGCTTCTTCATTGAAGTTCTTCACTTTCTTACCGTAGGACTTGACCGACTTTGCACTGGCGGTCTTCATGATCTTCGCTTGAATCTCTGCGTCTCCAAACTGTTTGGCTTTGGACCATTGGTAGTAGTGTTCAACCGTTGGAAAGGTAGTTCCATCAATTTGAATCGGTGCTTCGTGCATGCTACTGAACTCTTTGAACTCGTTCAACGCTGGATTGCCTGCGAAGAAGAACACCGGTGGTTCACCTTCTTCGACTGGGAGCTTGACTTTAAGCACTCGCTTCTTGGGAGGCGCAGGTGCTTCGACCGCTACAGGTGCAGGGACTTCGGCTGCCACCATCGGCACTTCGACTTCTTGCTTGGCTTCAACACGCTTGAACATGAATCCGCGGTGAAGGAACGAGAAGGCTTGTAGGTCACCGGTTAACACGAACTGTGTCTGGGACGCATACTCTTCACCGAAGGTCATGGTCTTCACCAATTCGAACCCATTCTCTCGTAAGATGTCTGTGACCTTTCCAAACGGAACGAGATACTCTTTGGTCGGACGCTCGAAGCTCTCCAACTTGACCGTAATCGTCTTTCCAAATTCTTCCGTCCATCCATCTCCATCGGCATACTGCTTGGAGAACTCGCCAAAGAGCTGGTCCCTTGAACGGAATCGGTGTCCATCCTTTCCGAGCAGTAAGGAATAGACCGATTGTCCGTCCATACAGGTTCCGAAGAACATACCCTTTCCATGGCGTGTAAGATTGCCTACAAAGGTTCGGAAGGTCTCTTCAGATTCGCACGCATAGTGAATGGCGAACTGGCATGAAATCACATCAAACTCGGTCAGTCCAACGAACTTCTGCAAGTATTCGGTTGGTGCAGGTGCTTGCTTGTCTAAAATCTTGAGGTATCGGTTCTCTTGTTGTAAGAGAGGCTGGGTCATATCGCCTTCAATGAACAACGCAGGAGGTAACTTCTGCTTGGCGTTCTCTTGGAGGTATCGAACACATGCACCCTGTCGTGACCCTTCAATGTTTCCACGCGAGTAGTCAACACCTACAATCTTCGACGGTTTGGTCTTACGCCACTTGTGAAGGTCATTTGCGCGACCCACCGCAAGTTCTAGGAGCGTATCGCCTTGATGGATATTGACTTGATAGAGTCTCTCCTTGATTTTGTTGTGGAAACTCATGACATCCTTCATGACTCGGTCGCGTGCTTCAAGACTGTCTCGATAATACAGCTCGTCTTCAAAGGTATCACTGGGAGGACTGCTTTGAACCGAACGAATCATCTCTTCGGACACTGGATTGTGAATGTTCGTCCAGATCGAGTCTGCGACTTGAATGTCATTCCCAAACTGCGGTTGGTTCAACACTCGGTTCTGGTAGGTCTTGTCGTAGCGTGTTCGCATGATTTTCCATCGTCCACGCTCTACATCACGAGAACATTCAATGATGGTCTTGTCTTCAATGCGATTTCCCTCTTCATCCACTGGAACACCCTTTGCGTTCACTGGAATCAAGATTTGGTAGGCATCGGGTGCTTTGGGTGCTGTGGGTTGAAAGGGTGAAGGAGCACGGTCTCGTGTTTCAGAGGCTACACGCATTTCGGCTGGGATTTCAGGAACCTTGTATTCACCGGTCAGTGTCTCGCATGGATACACAATGTCTGACCCTGGACTGCGGGAGATGAAGAGGTTTCCACGTACGACTCGTTGTGAAAGTACTGGGTCGTAGCTTTCACCCATCTTGAAGGTCACAAAGAAGTCAATGGAGTTCTGACTTGCGGGTTTCCACTTGTAGACATTTAACCAGGTATCTCCTTTGCGTTCTCCAATCGGTGCGACCGGAGAGGCACGAGGTGTGAAGATCAGACCATCGGTAGGATACTCGAATTGGGTATCGAGCATGGTTCGAATCGCTTGTTCCATTGCCGGTCCATTGCCTGCAAGGAACAGCTTGGTTTCAATGCGTAGCGGTGTTCGTGCCGACGCAGTGGTAAAGTCTTTCTTGAGGTCTTCTACGAACAGATGTGCGCATCCGAGACGACTCTTCAATGGGTCTTTGGTGACATCTTCATCGGTGGTCATCAATGGTAATCGCAACAAGTTCTTGCCTCGGAAATGGTAGGCGTCGAAGATGCAGTAGAGATTGCGGTCATGGAGGTACTCTCCGTCTAGAATGTCGCCTACATGTGTATCCTTGGTCGCAACCAGTCCAGTCCATGCAATCCGTCCATCGCGAGACCAACGGAGAACATGCTTGTCTCGTGCGACCACCAAGAAGCATCGCTCTCCATCGGCTTTGTTGGTGACGGTATAGCCTGTGAGAATATTGTTGGGTCGGTCTGCAATGAGATGTCTGCGTTCCATCGTCACTGGATTGATGAAGCGCATCTTGGTGGATTCCAAGTCCATTCGGTAGCGTTGAAGGTCCGATTCTGTGATGAGGAATGCAGATTGCTGGAACGCAGCCAACAAGGGTTCAACGGTTCGGAGCATCGATTCAACGATGGCTTTGGGTGAGGCTTTCTTATCAATCACTTCCACTTCCAGTTCATAGCTGGGTGTCTGACGAAGAATCTCTGCAAAGCTCTTGTGTTGTTTCAACTTGGTCTTCACTTGAGACAAGTCGATGCGTAACAGCTTATCGGTCGTAGTCCATGACTTGCGGTGGAGAATACGGACATACGATGCGGCATCCATCGGTGATCCGCTGAAATCCTTACGAAGAGGTTCTTCATGTCGAAGTGTGAATCGGAGTCGAAGTTCAGGCACATCAATCATGTCTTTGGTGGATTCGGTCTTCATCGCATCAAAGTAACGGCGTTTTCGTTCTACGGCCAAGGGGACGCCGCGGAAACTACTGGTGCTACAGACTTTGTGGATGTTCTCGGCTCCAAACACCGAGACGCGCAATCCATCCGAGTATGAAAAGGTTGCGCGGTGTTGGTCGGTTGAATCGCCGAGCGTACTGCCTTCAATGGCTTTGACGATTCGATCGGCAGTGTCCTTGGTCTGAAGTTGACCTGCGAGCACTTTGATTTCAAGTTCTGCGTGTGTATCTTTTGCTGCAATTGACACTAATTCTTGAATGTCCTTTTGGACAGACGAAGGAATGAGAGTCTCCATATTATCTTTCTACATGGAGGCAATTCCGTCCGTTTTTTCAAAACGAATCTTCGCGTTTGAAAAGTGGATGGTTTCAATGGAGCAGCTACTATCACTATTGAATGAACTGGAGAACTCAAACTTACCTACTATGGGCCAAGAGGATATCGTTCTTGGACCTTCCCTACTTGTCGAGCGTATTCAAACCTACGCAAAGGGTTACCTGATTAATGAGGTGGGTGAACCACACTACGAGTTGATTGATACCTTGTACCACGAGCACGACTACTTTGTACGACCAGGTTCACGAACCAAAGACGGACATGCGACTGGATTCCTTACCACCAAAAAAGGGCTTATTGCTTTCGGTTAAAATCCATGTAGTAGGCAACCCGTTTTTCGATTTCAAGCAGGCATTCATCGGAGAGGACATCGGAAGACACCAGCACACCATTCTGGGTCTTTGTGAAGTTGTCGGTGTATCGCTTGATAATGTCAAAAATCTGTCCATGCTCTTGTGCGTCTAGTTTGTCAAGTTGTTCCTTAAGCTTTTCCTTCTGGGAGCGCTTCATTTGTCTTTGCCTCTGGATTCAATCTGACCTTTCGTTTCCGCGCTGCTTCCGGTCCTTTGGTAGCTGCTAGGTCGACTACTACCTTCTTAACAGCAGTGTCTTCCTTTCCAACCGGAGCGGCGATCATCGGCGTGTCGTCCACGGGTGCTTGGACGGTCTCCTGTGCGGGTTGAATGATTTTTAACAGTTTACCCAACACAACAATCGACTCGTCGCCCTGTTGGAATCGAGCACCCACCACTTCATACTCAATCTCTTCCTTCTCGTTCACCTCTTCAAAGTCCGAGACTCCAATGTGAAGGTCGCGCGGTAACAAGGCTTTGATGGGCGTAGACTCTGCGTGCAATCCCAACTTACTCTTGAGGACGACCGGCATACGAAACACCTGTCCGGGATGTGGCATACATAAATCGGCTTGAAACTTGACCGTGTACTCTAATCCGCCCTTGATGTAGTTCACTCGACCCAATGAATGTTCAATGACGGTAATGCTTTTCGGCTGGACATAGCCTTCCGATAAGCAGATTCCTTCATACTTCATGCGCAGTTGTGCGACCAGACTGGCTTGGATATTTCGCTGGAGGAATCGAGAATCAATGTGGACATTTCGCACGAGTTCGCGTCGTTCAAACAAAGGGTCACCCATACACTCTACTCTTACTGACTCGTTCGAATTCATTTTCTAAATGCCTCCGTAAACACGTCCTGATTCGTAGGAGTTTGTCCTTTGGAGGCTTTTCCATCGTAGAGCACTGCAAGTTCTTCGGGTGTAATCCACACACAGCGATGTTCTTCGCGACACAGCAGTTCAATGTACACACAGCGTTGAGGACCTGTCATTCCCTTGGTTCCGAGTTTAGGGAGTCCTACACCCTTTGAATCCACAAAGGTCGCAAAGGAGTTCATGATGCCCGTGGTGTTCTCGCCCGTGTCGCAGACAATCGGTTCAAACTTCTTGCTTCCCTTCTCTCGCTTGCGAGTCACAGTGTCTCCTTCCACAGACATCTTGCTGATAGTGAGCTTACCGTTCTTCAAGGACGCAAACAAGGTATCTTTTTGTTCGATGAACTTGGTTAACAGTGCTGCATTCCAGGCTCGATAGGCAGACAGGTCGTCTCCAATTGGCGGTTCAGGTGGTTCAAAGGTATCCTTTCCAAGCACGATGTAGTCGGTATCCCCTACATACAGTCGTGACGCAAACGGAAGGGAGGGACGTGTTTTAAGATAGGCTCGCTTCTCGCCGTCCGTGAAGACATGGTCAAAGATGTATCCATTCAAGACTTTCTCTGAAAAGCGAGTGACTGCATCGCCTGGAAACGTGAAGGCAGCTCGTTTCACATCCATCAAGTCCGACGCAATCTCCGACGGTCCTGCGGAGGGTTTCACTTCAGGCAAGTCGATGTTTCCACGCACAGGCGGTTCCGTCGTGCGTTCGACCATCGTTTCATTGGGAGTTCCAATGGCTGCAAGCGCATACAAGTCTCCTCGTGACTCCAATAAACTCGGACGACCAAAAGAATCCTTGAATCGGAATCCAGACGAGATGGCTTGTTGAAGGTTATACAACACCACTTCACGCGTATACGGTCGCAAGACACTGATAAGTTCTTCGCGCGCCCAAATGGGTTTATCCACCAAGAGTCGAGAGACCTTTTCCAACAGTTCATCGCGCACATCCAAGTAGGTAGAAAGAGGACGCACATGTTCAGGGTCTTCTACACTAGGTTGAACGATACAGGCAGACACATCGGGTGTATCGTCAAAGGTCGGTGCCATCATTCCACGCAAACGATAGGTTACAGTCTTGCGTCCTTCCGATAAAGTCTGGTCGATTTCCAGGTTCTTCCAGTCTTCCGGTAATGTATTGATTTGGTTCTGTAACGGACAATCCATCGCAGATTCTGCCAAGACTTTACGTACTCGTGCAATCTTCAAGGCCTTTTGTTCGACCTTGGTGCGGTAGGTGTATTCATCAAAACACTCCTTTCCATCGCTTGTGCGCATCACATGGAAATACACCGTGCAGTTCTGTTCTTCGAAGGGAAGGATTTGATGGGAACATGTGCGTAAGCCTCGTCCAACCACTTGCTCGATACGACTCATGTTCCACCACGGGTCCAACACATGGATTTGACGCATGTATCTGAAATCCACACCTTCCGAGACAATGGGTCCTGCAACTACGACACGGATTTGTGAACCATCGCGATTGTTGGGTTTCTTCACCGCAGACAGTAATCTAGAAATCTCGTTCTCGGAACTATCCGAAGTCAAGAGAATGTAGCGACCTTTGGTGTTTCCCGTGTAACTCGAGGAAGCCAAGAGTGGGTTGCCTGTGAACGGCGCGTATCCATGTTCTTCCAATGCCATTGCAAACAATCGTGCTCCCAACGCAACAAAGTTGGAATAGACCAAACAGACACCCGTTCCTTGTTCAATCGACTTCAATACCGTAACAAACTTTGCGGCATGATTGGGGAGTGCTTCAGGTGTTAAGAACGGTTCGCCCACGTAGTCGTATTGCTTTCCAGACGACTTGAAGAGTTCATTGAAGGACTTGTTTCCCGGTGGAACCACCAGTGTCGATTGCATTAAGACTCGCTTCTTCTCTTCGTCGTCGACCTTCTCAGTGCCTGTAAGTGTCGACAATTGAATGCCTTTGGCTTCGGATTCGACCAAGGCTAAATATTGAATGCGCTCTGCGGGTGCGATGGGTTTTCCGAGAAAGGAAGTGGAGACTTCACGCGAAATGGATTTGGGCGGAGGCAGACGGAAGGGAAAGGTGAATGGATTTTCACCCTTGACGAACGAGACATAGTTTTGGCACCAGGTTCGGAATCGTTCACCACCCGGTCCTGTCTTCAAGGTTGCGTCTGGGTTGAAGAAATCAGTGACCTTGACCGATTCATTGGGCTTTTGCTTGCGGTCGTTCCACAAGAACAGGTACATATAGAATGCGATTTCACTGTAGGTGTCGTACATCGGTGTGGCCGTCAAAAAGACCAACACCAATCCATCTGCAGTCTTCACAAGATTCTCCAATCCACGCGTCACACCTTTCATTCCTTCATCGTCTTTGGATTCACGGATGTTGTGGGCTTCATCGATAATCAGCAAGCGATTATCAAAGTTTGCGTGGACCCATTCACGGTCAATGTCCTTTTCGGTGCCTCCGAGTTTGGACATGATGAGTGTTCCAAATGAACTATAGGCACTGAACTCGTAGAACTCTTTGATGATGAGGGACGAGGTGCGTTCGAGTTTCGCACGGATTTCAGGATTGTTCCAGTTCTTGGGTTCAGATTCAATGCGCATCAACATGTCGAGATATCTCCTACCCGTACACTGCTTGGACTCCAAGGTTCCGGCAATCGTGTCAATGTTGACTCGACTCATATCGAATAACTGGGTTTGGAAGTTGTCTTGAACCGCAGCCGAGGCTACAATCATGACCTTCTTGTCTTGGAACTCGGGACGCAAGATGTATTCTTCGGCCACTTGAATGGCGCTACAGGTTTTACCTGTGCCTGTGCCGTGAATCATCAACAGGTTACGGTTCGCACTGTCGGGGGATAAGACACGACGCAAAAACACCTGCTGACTTTGAAGTTTGAATCCAGATTGTTGGGTGGTTTCACAGGCTTGGTTGCGAAGAGACTTCAGCGCATCAATCGATGCGGGCGGAAGTCGTTCGTTTGTAATCTCCGACAACTCGGAGTGGGTGAGATTAACCATTGTTTACTGCTTACGAGTTTTCTTGGACCGAGGACGACGATAGGTTTTGTGTCTCGAATAGAGTGGACGACGACCACCCATTCTAGTCCTTTTCGCAGAAGGTGGTCCTGCATCTTCTTCAGGTTCAAGTGACCGTTTGAGAGTGAGTTCATTCGTTCGAATCTCGGTCGCATAGGTGCGAACGGATTGAAGTATACTGTCTACATTCTTCTTAGGTCTTCGAACACTTGCCCAACGAGCTACCGCTTGAGCAGCTTTCTTCGCAATAAACTCTGCGTCTTCGGCTACCTTTGTAGCGATATATCCCTCCTCTTCATTTGAATTCACGACATCTAATATCCTTCCTTGAAGTGCGTTTTCAATTGCGTTACCTAGTTCGAGTCTTTCTTGTTTATTAATGATTGTAAGTGGTCCTAAAAGCCGTTGAACGATTTCTTCTCTGTATCGTCCCGCATGAAGTTTGGTTTCCTCATATTTATCGGATGCGATACGTTCTAATTGTAAAGTTACAGGTTGTTCCTCTGCGTTTAGTGTGAATGCTTGTATCAATGAATCTCGTATACTGTCCAGTCTTTGTTTAATCTCACGCGTTCCTTCGGCTTCACGAGTGCTAACTGCGCTATTTTTAAAGACATCCATAGCACCTGCAATTGGATCTTTCTTCATCGCTTCTTCCAACTGAAGTGATACATTCATGAATCGTACGATTTTCTCTCGTTGAATCGTTCCATCTTCAAGTATTCCAGCTTCATCACCTGTTTCTAATGGCTTAAGTTCTCCTGTAAAGTTGTAGAGTAGGTTCAATTGGATGTCACACACAAGTAGTAGGTATTTTAGACATACATACTTTGTTTTGGGTGTTGGTTTTAGGTCTTTAAAGAGTGATTCAATCACTTTCAAGTCATCTTTGGTTACAATATACTCATCTGCAACCGTATAGGCGTTTAGTTTCTCGTCAACATAGCTACTTCCCTGTTTATAGAGGTTGATAGTGGATGTCGACTCTTGTGTGCCTCTAGGAATCACACGAATCGAGCGTGTTCGAATGGCTCTATACACTGTATCTTCACGCCCACCTCCTTGTTGCGGTGCTGGAAGTAGTATCCGCAATGCAGGGATGACGGACAGAATCTCATCATAGTTCACTTGAGAACGTTCAGTTGGAGGCTTAAAGTTGGTACGAATCAATGCAGTCAAATTGGGAACATTTCCTTTGGCGAGTACTTGTTTTAGGTCATCACGCACAGAAAGAAGAATCTCTTTTCCTTCTACGATTTCTACACTTTTAGTGATTCGTGCTCCAGAGGCTAACTTTCTACGAAGTGCGTCAATTCGAATCGTATCTCGTGGACTTCCTGGATACTCTTGTGTCAATAAATCACTGATGGTTTTTTGGTTGTATTCAATGTCTAGTTCTATCTTTGCAAGTGTAGAGACCATCGCATTTGCAGCGTTGAATCGTTCGATTCCTGTAGTCGTTTCGTATAGTTGTTTATTATCATTGTATTGCTTCGTCAAGGGTTCAAACTCAGTTCGTAGTCTTCCTACATTGGACATAAAGTTCCTTAACTTGCTGATATACGCAGGAAGTTCAGTTTCTTCTAGTAAGGCATTACTTGTTTTGGTAACAGGGGTTTGAAAATCAGGAATCGTTGGAAGTACTTGAGCACTCGCATAGAGTTGCGCAGAGCGTTCTTCGAGTGCTGGACCGGATGGAACATCGTTGTTGTTTTTGAAATAAATCAGTCTTGCCAAGTCCATTGCACTCGTAAAGAACACATTCAATCCATGCAGGATACAAAACGCAAGTAGAATACGGTCATTGGTGACAACACCGATTTCAGTATCGACTAACATGTCTCGTAAGGTCGTCTCCCCAGTAGGTTGTCGGTCTTGATTCAATATCGAATACACTCTATCTAGGTCTAACATTGAAAGGGCTTGACACCAATCGCCCATACGCTTGATGAGCGTATACACGAAGCTTTCGGGAACAACTCCTTGGTCGATAAACACCGCAAGTGCAGCCAGTGTTGCGTTTTTCACATTGGAACTATTGGCAACATCTCCAATATTGAAGGTTTGAATTGTGTTTCCTTGAGCATCCACTCGTATGATATTTGCTTCCACTTCATCGTCTGAAATACGATTCAATACAATCTTCAACGATGCATAGATGTTAGACTTTGGGTCTTGTGCAACGTTCCATAAAGGATAGACGACTGTGTTTTCCTTATCTTTCAAGAAAGACAGTTTTGGAGGTGGTCGGGTTGCATCGGTTGTCTTCTTTAGATTGGTGAGCTTTGTCGCAGAATCACTTGAGTTCTCAATGTTTTCGATAATGAAGAATTCTCCACCAGGTGCGTAGGGGTCCAGTGATGTATTGAGTATTTCGGTAAGAGGTAATCCACCTGAAGCATCTACAATCAATGCAAACTTCTCTTTACCAGTGACTTCACGAAACATCTGGGCCACATTGCGGTTTTGAGAATACCCTGGTGTTCCCTTGAGTCCTAACCGATAGGACGATGAACGAATGGTATAGTTTCGAGTTGCAACTTCAGGTATCACAAACGTTCCCTGAATCGCAACTCCAGGTTCTAGTTGAGACACTGCTTGTTTGATTCCTGCAAAGTCAATCCCTACCATCTTAAGAAGTTCAGGTTCGTCAAAAAACTCTTCCGTCGTTTGTGTGGATGGTGGAGATGGAGGAAGGAGTATCGAGTCAAACGAACGCTGTAAGATTGTAAAAATAGTTTCATTAATGTATTTCTTGAAGTTGGTACGCAGCCAGACATCACCCTTTTTGCTGATACGCTTTGCAATATCAAAAAAGCGGTTCTCATCACCCGCTGTAATGAGGTCGCGAGTATTCACTCGTTCATTGAAATCGTGTCGGAAGTCACCTCGTGCGAGATGACGAAATAATGTCCATGCAAGGACGTCTCTCCGAGTAATACCTCGGATTTCATCTCCCACGAGGACAACGCTCTTAGGTGTCTCTTGGTCTACCTCCATTATCTACTTTCCACATTTCATTTCAGTTACCACTCCATAAGAATGTCTTCCAATCGGCACTCTCCCACAGGTGCGGTCTCCAATCGCTGATTCACCTTGTCGAGTGTATCGTCTTCGGGTGCTTCTTCTTCACCTTCAGGCAATCGTGCTTCGTCCACCAAGATGTCCACGAATCCAGTACCACAGGGAGGTTTCTGTCCGAACATGATGTTTGCAGAGACACCTCGCATACTATCCTTCTCTGCCCAGATAGCGGCATTGAACATAATCTTGGAAGTCTCTTCGAAGGAGGATTTGGCTAGCACACCAGTCTCGTTCTTACTCATACCGAATCGGTTCACAGGCACAATGCGTCCTCCAAAGGTCATCGTATCGACCAACACAGCCAAGTGTCGGTAGTTCACCTTCTCTGACGAGAAGACCTCATTGATTTCCTCATACAACGCCAATCGCGCAGCTTCAATTCCAAACACTTCTGCGATTTCGTGAATGTCGTTCGAGAAGGTGCGTGTTCCGTCCACACCTGGAAACACCATCAATTCGTAGAGATTTGTGCCTTCCACATCCAACACATATTGCTCCACGGATTTGTATCCACCCAATTGTGGATCGTGCACCAACTCGTTCTTCACACGACGCTGGAACACTCGCCCAATACCTGGTACACCGGTTAAGGAAGTATCCAAGATCTTGTCCTCCAAGAATCTGAGTTGAATTGGATTCTTAATCACTGCGGGGTCAAACATCAGTCGCATGACCAAGTTCTTCACAGTCTTGGTAGTAGGGTCGCTTCCAGGGTCCGAGTATCGGCACTGCACAATCTTCAACGCAGGATTCGCAGACATCTTGGCTTGAATCTCCACCATGTCGAGGATATTGCGTGACGCCATTTGCAGTTCGTTCATCTCCAATCGCAGAATCCACGGTGAAGTCGGCGTTCCATCTCCATCGCAGGAGAATGCTTCGTATCGCTGTAACATCTCGCGGTCTTCGTCAATGGCTGTGGTTGCTGCGAGAGGATAGGGGTCATAGAAGATACGCACCGAGTTGGTAATGTCTCGCAACGTAGTCTTCTGAATCTCCTTCATCTTGACCACGGCTGCGTCTTGACTTTCCATCAGTTGACGTTCGAGATAGACGGTATTACTGGGTCGTTTAGGATTGGAAGAAGCCGATAACAACTCTTCAATACGAGGCACACCTGAAGTCGCATTCGCCTTGGCTGTCCCTGCGCTGTGGAAGGTATTCAAGGTAAGCTGTGTCGTCGGTTCACCAATGGATTGGGCTGCGAGTGCACCCACCATTTCACCTGCATGGACTTGGCTTTGAATGTATCGGAATCGGATGTCTCGCATCAGTTCATCAAACAATGCTTGGCTGAATCGGTGAACCACAATCGACTTCTTGGGTGCGAGATAGTATCGCAGCAGAATGTGGAAGACTCGGTTGTTCGGGAACTCGGCTACAAAGCGTCCAATTGAACTTACCACATGCTTGGGTGTCAAGTCGGTCTTGGTGCTGTAGGGATTCGTATACTTTTCCACCAGTCTCTTCAAGTTGACCGGTGCTTGAAGTGTGTCGACCTTCTTGTGTCGGAAGGTCTTGTTGAAGAGAAGTTCGCGGTCTGCGATAAGTTCCTCTACCAAGTCGGGCGTTTCGTCTACCGCTTCCTTCAAGAAGGAATTCACATCGGCAGGCGTCAAGGAATACTCTGCGTAGAGGTTCTCGAGTGTCTTCAACACGAGGTCACAGGATTGGTCTTCTACACAGATGGTATCAATTCCATCATCACCGTAGTGGAACTGCACGATGTTACCATTCACATTGCGCACCGTGCCTCCATACTCAATGTGCTGGTCCTCCATGGTCTTCATCAATCTGCGCTGAATGTAGCCTGTATCGGAGGTCTTGACAGCCGTATCAATCAATCCCTCTCGTCCAGCTTGTGCGTGGAAGAAGAACTCGGCAGGCATCAGACCATCTACAAAGCTGTGTTCAACAAAGCCACGAGATTCCACTCCATCATCGTAGCGTGTAAAGTGAGGCAGTGTGCGGTCTTGGAGTGTGTATTGAACTCGCTTACCTTCAATCAACTGCTGTCCCAGTGTCGCCACCATCTGTGTGATGTTCGCTTCCGAACCCTTCGAACCTGAATCGACCATCTGAACAATGCGATTCAATCCATCGGCACGTGCAGTCTTCTTCAGACTGTCAATCACCTCGGTGTTAATCTTGTTCACGACATCCTTCATGGCCGAAGAGATATCGTCTTCCAGCTTTTCACCGTCCGACATGCCCATGTTGTTGACATACTTGCCTCCATGGACATTGGTGAGAATCTCGGACACTTTGCGTCGTCCTTCTGCAATCTTGTCCTTCACGAACGCATTGGTTTTGAAGTCTGCAATCAAGTCCGAAGTGCCGACCGAGAAGCCTGTATACAAGTTGAATTGTGTGACAATGCTTTGAATGTCGTTGATGAACTGACCTGCACGTTGAGGTCCAAAGTCATTGTAGGTCAAGTGGACCAAGTTTCCAGTCGCACTCTTCTTCAAGACACCCTTGGTCAGTTCGCCCAATTCAAGTGTGATTCCACGCGCATTGTAGTTAATCAACGGCATGGCCATCGAGATGATTTCAGACCCAGTCCAGTTGCGATTCTTCCTCTTGAGAGGACGGTTGATGCGTGCCAGCATATTCATCGCAATGTGTTCGGGTACTTCCACTCCGGGTTGAGAGATGCGGTACGCACCGGTCATGGTATCCTGGAAGAGCTGGATAATCGGAGTGGACGTACGAGGACTGATGATGTTACGCAACACCGATGCCAAGACACGAAGCTCCGTAGCTGCGGGAATACTTTGCGGCACATGCATGTTCATCTCATCTCCATCGAAATCTGCGTTATAGGGTCGGGTGGCAGAGACATTCAAACGGAAGGTAGAATACGGTAACACTTTGACACGATGTGCTTCCATGGAGGCTTTGTGAAGGGACGGTTGTCGGTTGAACAACACAATGTCCCCGTCAATGATGTGTCTGTGAACGACATCGCCTTCCTTCAAGTCAATCGTGTCTGGATTCACATAGAGCAAACTGAAAGTCTGCTTGTCTTTCTTGATGAAGACCGACTTGGCTCCTGGATGCTTCTCGGGTCCATTGCGAACATACCCAAGGAGTCGCTCGCGATTGTACGGGCTGACGATTTCAGGAAAGGTCAAGTTGGTTGCGATTTCTTCAGGGACACCGAGTTCATCCAAGTCAATGTTCGCATCGGGTGTAATGACCGACCTCGCAGAGAAGTCTACACGCTTACCCATCAAGTTGCCACGAACGCGTCCTGTCTTCGCACCGAATCGAGACTTCAAGGTGCGCAGAGGGCGTCCAGAGCGTTGTTGGGTAGGAGGCATACCCTTGATGTCGTTGTCGACATAGGTTGCAACATTGTATTGAAGCAATGAGGTCAGCTTATCAATCATGTCGGCTGAATCGTTCTTATCAATCTTGTCTCGCAATCGGTCATTCGAACGGATGATGGAGATCAGTTGATGCGTCAAGTCATCTTCCATTCGCTGATGGTCGTCCATCACGACTGAAGGACGCACGGTCAACGGTGGAACTGCAAGTGCATTGCAAATCATCCAATCGGGTCGGGCAAACTGTGGGTCAAATCCAAGACGGCGACAGTCTTCTGAAGTAATACGCTGGAAGGCTCGAAGGACGATTTCAGGTTGAAGCTGAACAGGGTCCACAGGTGCTTCATCCTTTGCGAGTTTCTTGAACGCTTCCAACTTTGCAGCGGTGCCGGCAATCTTGCTGATTTTCGCAAACATCGGCGTCTCGCAGGTCGTACAGACTGCTGTGTATTTAGTCTGGTCACGCACTTCCTTGAATCGTGCCATACCCTTGGTGGTCAGACTGTCGAGGACTTCGGGTGCGAGAATCGGCTTGGAACAGTTCAAGCAAATCACATTGCAGAGTTTCTCCACTATATCGAAGAACTGATACAGATACATCGGTCGTGCGAGCTCAATGTGTCCAAAGTGTCCGGGACAAAGTTGATTGGTCTGTTTACAGGTCGGACAGACCTTGCCGTTCTCAATGACTCCGAAGCGTGAATCAAACACGCCATTTGGAACGGGCTGTCCGCTTTGGTAGGTTTTATCAGTCGTTACTTCTACGACACTGCGCTTCCGAATGTCTTCGGGGTTCGCAATACCGAATTGAACACCGATAATTGTATCGCCCATTGTGTGTCTCTTATACCTATGTGTAGATTCTTCCGTTTTTACTGCTCCGCAAGTTCAAGTAGAGTTTGCCAGTGGTCGTCGTTTTCGATGAACCGTTTGACCATCTCTACATCGTGCTCCCGCTTTTCAAGGTAGAGAAACATTCGTTCAAACTCTTCTCCACGCTTTTGTTGAAACAACTTGTATTGACGAATGCTCGCATAGCGAACATAGTCTAACAGGTCATTGGTCATTCGTTCCGCTTGGCTGCCTTCACCATCTTTGAATTTGCGAACCAGCGTTGCCCAGTGTTCTTGCAGTAGATAGACATCCATTATTCGGTAGTGTGTGATTATTTTAGAGATCTTGACGATAGAGATAATCCACTGTAATTTCGATATACAAATTCTCCGCTTCGGGTTCGATGACAAAATCAACGTAGAGTGTGGTGGGTTCTCCATCGACAGTGTATCCCGACACACTAAAGACTTTTGCTTTGACCGGTAAAATCGTAAGTCTATGTCCCGTGACGAGGATGTTTGCAGGGACTGTTGCAGAGACGGTTCGGAATACAGTTCTTGCAGCCGGTTCGGTATATCCTATAGCGACAGACCCAGAAGCCCATGCATTCCATTTAGGACCCGTGTTGCCTGTGTTACCTGTATATTCATGACCTGTAGGACCTGTAGGACCTGTAGGACCGGTAGGACCTGTGGGCCCCGTTGGACCGGTAGGACCGGTTCGTCCAGTTGGACCTGTAAGACCCGTTTCACCTCTGGATCCTTGTGAACCTGTCGGTCCTGTAAATCCCGTGTCACCTGTGTGAATCGAGGGTAGACCGGTTGCCCCAGTTCGTCCAGTTGGACCTGGGTATCTAGATCCCGTGGGACCTGTGTTACCTAGTATTCCTCCGGGACCCGTATTGCCTACAAATTGAAGGCCTGTGGGACCCGTGCGACCGGTTGGACCTGTGGGACCGGTTGGACCTGTGGGACCTGTGGGACCTGTATTCCCTGTAGGACCTGTAGAACCGGTTGTACCTATATCGCCTGTAACTCCGCTATTTCCCTTGAACCCTATACTACCTGTATTTCCCGTTGGACCTGTACTACCTTGTGTTGGGTTTGAAGGACCCGGTCGTCCTAACGGTCCTGTATTCCCTGTCGGACCTGTTGGACCTCTAGGACCCGTAGGACCTGTGTTGCCTGTATTCCCTGTCGCACCGGTAGTATCGGTACTCCCAGTTCGTCCAGTCGGACCCACGGGTCCAGCAAGTCCTGTTGGCCCTGTGTTGCCGGTTGCGCCCACTGTAACCGAGGGTCCGGTATTCCCTATGTTGCCTGTAGCACCTGTGCGACCTGTCCAACCTGTAGATCCGGTTCGTCCAGTCGGACCTGTGTTGCCTGTTGGACCGGTTCGTCCAGTCGGACCTGTGTTGCCTGTCGCACCTATAGTATCTATACTGCCTCTAGGACCGGTTACACCGGAAGGACCTGGAACTCCGGGTCCTACGGGTCCTATCTCTCCTGTTGGACCTGCAACGAGTTGTGCTTCAGGATATTCGTACGAATAGGTTCCTGGAATCCTAGGAACATAGCTACTCATTGTTTGTAGAAGTAGTATAAAATGTAAGTGATAGCGACTGAAGGATCTGATCGATTTTCTCCACTTAATCTACCAGACCAGGTTCCAGACTCATTCTTTAAGTAAGCTTCACTTATATACACAAACTGGTTAATCGAAGGTCCGGTTTGTGAATATCCACTCACACCTACATAGGGGTAGGTTGTTGTACTTAATCCTGTAGTCTGATCAAGAAATTGCAATCCTGTATTCGCTGCAAAGGTAACTGTGACCTGACCTAATCGAATATCAAATGGACCCGTCGGTCCTGTATTGCCCGTGAACCCTGTATACCCTGTATTGCCCGTAGGTCCTGTATTGCCTGTATTGCCTGTATTGCCGGTGGGTCCAGTATTGCCGGTGGCACCTGTGTTGCCTGTGGCACCTGTAAATCCTTGAATGCCTGTGGCACCTGTGGGACCAGTGTTGCCTGTATTTCCAGTTGCACCTGTGGCACCCGTTGGACCTGTGTTGCCTGTCGGTCCTGTAAGACCGGTTGGACCTGTGTCTCCTGTGTTTCCTGTGGCACCCGTTGGACCTGTATTGCCTGTGGGTCCAGTCTCTCCAGTAGGTCCTGTATTTCCCGTTGGACCGGTGTTGCCCGTAGGACCGGTTGGACCTGTATTGCCTGTAGCACCTGTTCGCCCTGTTGGACCTGTATTGCCCGTGGGACCGACCGGACCTCGATCTCCAATGGATCCAGTGGGCCCCGTTGGACCATTGTTTCCAATCGCACCGACGGGTCCTTGTGCCCCTGTAGCACCTGTAGCACCTGTGTTTCCTGTATTGCCGGTCACACCTGTGTTGCCTGTATTGCCTGTGTTGCCTGTGGGTCCTGTGTTGCCTGTATTGGTGGCGGTTCCTGCAATTCCACCGGCTCCTGTGGCACCTGTGGGTCCAGTCGGTCCTGTGGGTCCAGTGTTGCCTGTATTGGTGGCGGTTCCTGAAAGACCTGTCGGTCCTGTGTTGCCCGCGGGTCCTGTCGGTCCGGTGTTTCCGGTATTTCCTGTATTTCCGGTATTCCCGGTAGGTCCTGTCGGTCCTGTTCGTCCGGTTGGACCTGTGTTGCCTGTGTTGGTAGCGGTTCCTGAAAGACCTGTAAATCCAGTTGCACCTGTGGGACCGGTTATCGTGCCCGTCGGTCCTGTGGGGCCTTGTGGTCCTTGTGGACCCGGATACACGTTGGGAGCCACAGTTCGAACTCCTTGTCCTGGTTGATAACAGACTAGCATTGTTTAATGACGCAGAATTGATTGGATTTATTCGGACGGAGTAGACAAATGGACGGACCTACTGGAACCATTGAAGAAACAGGACATGAAGAAACAGGACCGACTGGAGAGACTGGACCGACTGGAGAGACAGGACCTACTGGAACGATTGAAGCAACAGGACCTACAGGAAGCGTTGAAGAAACAGGACCGACTGGAGAGACTGGACCGACTGGAGAGACAGGACCTACTGGAACGATTGAAGCAACAGGACCTACAGGAAGCGTTGAAGCAACAGGACCTACTGGAGAGACAGGACCGACTGGAGAGACTGGACCGACTGGAGAGACAGGACCTACTGGAACGATTGAAGCAACAGGACCTACAGGAAGCGTTGAAGCAACAGGACCTACGGGAACGATTGAAGCAACAGGGCCTACTGGAGAGACGGGAATGTTTGGACCGAGTGGACTTGACATCTCTATGTTTCCTACCGCTGCAACCGGACCCGTGGAAGCCCCCAGTATCGCAACCTTAGATGAACTGATGTCCAGTCATAGCGTAGTGGTTGCGAAAGAAGCCGCCGACCGTGCTTCATTGTCTGGGTTGGTAAATCCTACACGAGAGCAGTATCGCCCTCAACTCTTTCAATGGGCAGGTCTTGGCTTTCCTGCCATCTTTATCGTCCAAACATTCGAGGTGACTCCACCAACCTATTGCTCGGATGGAGTCAGTCGAGACACAATGACGTATTTGAACTATTTATTGATTCCTAGTAGTTTGGACTCCGCATTAGAGACCATTCGTTCGTTGATGACTGGAATCAGTGTTTCCTTTTCATTCTTGGGAAACACGTTAAGGATTCATGTGTCGAAGGATTAAGGGGGTGGGAACGGTGATAGTGTAGACAAAGTAACTCCACGATTGTTCGTCACTGTAAACGCATTTGTACTTCTATCCGTAAGTCCTTGAAGTAAGATTTGTGTGTTGGGAATTGCAGTTAACGGTGAAGTGGATGGAATGAAGTTTGAAGTGTACACTGCAGTTCCATTGACAAGTCGGAAGTTGGTGATGTAGCCAAAAAATGGAGTAGTAGTAGTAGTTGAAACGTCTCCAAAAATGAATGAACCGCCTTGTGCTCCTATACTAACGGAGGAAGTTGCAGTTTCTCGACTGATTCCATTGATATAAATAGTAAATGTAGTTCCATTACGCACAATTGCGTAATGATGCCATCTATTTAAGGATGGTAATGGCGATACTGTAGCACCCATATTAATTGCAAAATTTCCAGCATTATTCCCAATTAAAATTCCAAGATAACCTCCTAATGCCATATAATAACTACTTGTAGAAAATGCACTCGTATTAATACTATATTGAAATGGACAATCATATTGACCGCGACTTGTTTGATACGCCCAAAACTCTATTGTATGATTATTCGTTCCCAAAGTAACTGACGAACTAGAAGGAATAGTTAGAGATGTATTATTAAAAAGCGCACTGTATTTTGTAGCAGGCTCGAAATATAGACTCGCAGGTGGAAACGACTTGAAGGGATGTGTTGCTGGAAGTGATGCACTCATCCCCCACTTGTGTGCAAGATACCCTTCCACTTGTTGGCGTTGAGTGGTGGTGAGGACTGAATTAAAAACAAGTATTTCACCTATATTTCCAAGCCATGCTGGGGCTCCACCCACAGCGCCTATATAATAGTTTGTATATGTGAATGTATTTCCTGGAGTTGCTACAGCACCTTGACTTGTTCCATTAAAAACTGTGGTTCCAGTCGTTCCAGATTGAAATGCATTAAATATATAAGGCGTATTCACTGCACCTGTGGATGATAAACTTAGATTTCCATTCATAAAAGCATAAAACTGAGGAGGATCCTTACCACCATAATAGCAAGCAAACAATGAACCTGCTCCATAATAATTTCCTACTGACGCTGCATTCAATGCAAGCATATTATAAAACGGACCGCTAGCTGCTGATAATGTTGCTACAATAAAAAAATCAACAACTGAACTTCCAGAATTTGTAATAGGTCCTGATATAGTTGTTGGATTAAGGATACATCCAAGTCCATTAATTCCAGTAGTAGTATAGGCTGCAGTAGAAGATGTTGAATTATTTCCATTCCCTGATTTATCTCGTATCTGTGTCACACTAGAACCCGAAAGTGTCATTGAACTTTGGTCTGCTCCATCCAACCACAACTGACACCCTGGAACATCGATGGGTTGAAAGGTGCGCAAATGAGGTCGAATGGAGTAGAAGGGATGTGTGGAAGGTAATGCAGGATATAGAGTTGTCAATCCCCATTTCCTTACAAGATAACCTTCGATCATTTGACGTTGAGAGGTGGTGAGAACGGTATCGTATTGAATCATTTCAAATAAATGAGATGTTACACTTCCAGTTCCAGCCTGTTGTCGTTTTCCAAGATACCAGACACCAGCAGTTGTATTCATAGTTGTAGATTTTGTGACAAATCCTCCAAGTGTTGTTGATCCTGTAGCATAATATCCACTAAGAACTGAAGTGGATGAATTGTATTGTGTGTAGATGATAATAGGATTTGGAGTTGAATTAACAGTCGTCCAAATATCCATTCCAGTAGTTGAATAAACAAATGGATAGTTAACATCTGCATTTGGATTTTTAGCAAATCCATACGCTGGAGGAGGATCTCCTAAACTTTCAGTTCCTGTCACTGTATACCAAGCAGATGTAAGTGTAGGAGCCCATATGACTTGAATCACTGTTCTTGAAGTATTTCCTGGAGTCGCATTATTTTGAGAGGAAGTTAGTTGTTTATTTGTTGTATCAAAGTACATTGTGGATAATCCATTCGCAGAAGTCCCTATCGTTGGAGAGTTGGTCGTATTTGTTTGTGTAAAATGATTTCCAATAGTTGACTTATCTCTCCATTGTGTCACACTAGAACCCGAAAGTGTTATTGAACTCGTGTCCGCAGCATCCAACCACAATGCACATCCAGGAATCGACAATGGAATTGAAGAATTATAATACCCAGTCAACCCCCACTTGTGTGCAAGATACCCTTCCACTTGTTGGCGTTGAGAGGTGGTGAGAGCGGAGTTGTAAACGACTATTTCATAAAGTAAAGCATTTGCTACAATATTGCCATAAGAAGTTCCATACCATGAAGCTCCTATCGCAAATCCTTGTGCAGTAGAAGTTCGTGAAGAAGACAGAGTTCCACCAGATTGTGAAGTTCCATTCAACCATCCAGAAATTGAAGTTCCACTGGATTGAAATGAAAAGAGTTGAGGCGTAGAGGTATTCACACTAAAGGTTGAAAGATTAGCAGATTGTCCGTAAAATCGAATTGCAGTTTGATTATCCATGTAAAATCCAAATCCATCTAAACTATCGTAGTCAGCAGCGGTATTAGGTCTTCCACTAAAAACAGTGTGGTTATAACCACCTGGTGTTTTAACTACGATAAACACCGTGACTTTGGATAAGTCTACAGGACTCGTAACAAACATATAGGAACTAGCCAATTGAATCGCGTTTGAAGAATAACTAGTGGTTCCAGATCCTACTCCTAAATGACGAGCATTTCCTGACTTATCACGCCATTGAGTCACGGTTGTAGTTCCAGTCACAGTCGAAGAGTCCGCCGCATCCAACCACAATTGACAGCCAGGAACACTGCGAGGGTCAAATCCCCACACACTTTTGGAAGTCCCTAGCATTACCTTATTTAAAACAAAACATAGTTAGAGGTTGTCGCGCCAGGATATGTCACCATAATCGTAGTGGAATTCGCAGGTGGAATCACCACTGGGTTCGTAGGGGCTGTTGTTCCCGCGCTCGTGTAGGTCACCGTCGTCGATAAATACGAAGAGGTGTTGTTGCGGAACACCCAATATCCGTTGGAATCGTTGCTCCAATTGATGGTAGGTAAGGTCAACGATGAAAAGCCGCTATTGGTAATGTTGTAGTGTGTTCCAAACGAATTGGCGGGCACCGTCAGTGAGGTTCCTGATACATTCAGGTAGAGAGGACGGAATCCATTGCGAACGGTGAGACCGCCACTGACATCGAGATGAGTTGCGGGGGCTGTGGTTCCGATACCTAAATATGAATTGGAATGAATTCGCATGGCTTCAGACAATACGAATACGACATTGGTTGTAATCGCAACAAGACCATTACCTCCTGAACTGTTACTACCACCAGTACCGACTCCAGAAACATACAATGAGTTTGCGCTTCCAGGAGCAAGTCTTCCAGAGGTTGTTTCGCCGCTTGAAACGATAGTAATGTTACTCAAATACGAAGAACCTCCACCTGCACCACCTCCATAAAAACCACCTCCACCACTACCTCCAAAATAACCACCTCCACCGCCCGGACCATCATTTCCATTATTGTGACCACCATTACCACCTAACAAAAAAGATCCAGGTTGTTCGCCTGCACCACCTGGGAGTGGGGTACCTCCTGCAGTTTGACTTGCACCTCCACCCCTCCATCCACCTCCACCAGTTCCTCCATTAATTAGACCACCAAATCCTCCAAAAGGTGTTCCACCACTGGCTTCTGTAGGAGCACCTCCACCTCCTCCTACGTTTACAAGTTCAGCGACAATGGTTCCAGATCCAGATCCAGTACCCGTAGTTGCATTTGAAACTGTAAAACTGGTTGAAGTAGGAATGCTTACGACCATGTAGGTTCCATTGTATCCATTCGGTGAAAGACCTGTAATGAATATAGGTTGTTTTAAGGCTAATCCATGGGCTGCCGAGGTTGGATAGGTTACAACACCTCCACTTGTAGTGATACCTGAACCTGTGATGGTAGCTGTTAAGGTTCTCTGAATCGCAGAGCGTCCTCCTCCAGAACCAGCAGCACTACCTCCAGTACTTCTAGCTCCTCCTCCACCATAGGTAGTTCCATTTGTAACAGACCCTCCCTGTCCAACAATGACCTTTAAGGTTTGACCTGCAGTGACGCTCAATGTACCGCTTACAAACGCTCCTGGGCCTCCAGAGGCTGCTCCACCACCTCCACCTCCTGCACCCCACATAGTCGCTGTAATTGAAGTGACTCCTGTTGGAACGGTATAGGATTGGTCTGAACCAGTGTATGTAAAAATAGATGTACCGGTTAAGGCTCCATTGACAATCGCATTTGCAGTTTGAAACACGAGGGCAGACGATGCTGATGAACCCGATGCAGTATCCAACCCATAGATTCGGCCTAAAGGATATCCTGTGCTTGCGTTACCAAAGAACATGGACGCAATACCATTTGTATACGCATTGTTCGTAGTTTGTAGTGTCAATGTATCGATTCCACTTCCATAGGACGTTGAACCACTCGTTCCATTGAATTTTACAAGTTCAGTTCCAGTGACTGTCAAATTCGATCCATCAAACGTCAAGTTCGAGTTTCCAAACACACCCGTTCCACCCGTAGCTACTGTCAAGACACTTGCAAATCCCGTAGAGCCGACAATCGAGACTGAACCTCCACCTCCACTTCCAGGACCCGTAGGACCGGTGGCTCCCGCGGGTCCTGTGACCGTGCTTTCTGCGCCTGTTGGGCCTGTTACTCCCATAGGTCCCGTTGCGCCCGTACTGGTAGCCGTTCCAGGAGGTCCTGTGAACCCCGTTGGTCCAGTAGCGCCTGTATTTCCCGTTGGGCCGGTGTTGCCTGTAGCGCCGGTGGGTCCCGTGTTGCCCGTAACACCCGTCGCTCCAGTATTCCCTGTCGGACCGGTATTGCCCGTTGGACCTGTATTGCCTGTCACTCCGGTAGCACCTGTTGGACCTGTATTGCCCGTCCATCCCGTAGGTCCACCGGGTAATCCCGCAACGCCTTGAAACCCTTGAGGCCCTTGGATTCCAGTAGGTCCTTGAATTCCTTGGTCGCCCTTCACACCCTGTAATCCTTGAACTCCTTGAGGTCCTGCTGACATACTTGTGTTTTCACCAGTTGAAAAATCAGAGAAAGAAGCTTGTACTGGTCGGTCAACGTTCTTTTCAACGGGCGCACCTACCGGGCCTCCACCCATGTCGTAATAAGAAGTTCGGTGGGGATTGAAAAGGGTTACTGGATTTTGCGGATACGTTGGTTGAATTGATCCGCTACATAGAGTATTCCAGCTGAATCTACTGTTATTGATGTAACTCTATCGAATTTAGCATTCGTTCCTGTTCCATTTTGAAATCCTAGCGTTCTATCACCTGCAATTTTTGTGACTACACCTGCGGGTGTGATTCTACGAATAAGACAGTTACCATTCTCTGCTACATATATATTCTCATTTGAATCAACTGCTACTCCATAAGGTTCACTGAAAGTCGCATTCGTCCCTGTTCCATCGGCAGATCCTTGTGTATTACCTGCAAGTGTTGTGACTACACCTGCGGGTGTGATTTTACGGATACGATGATTGAACCTATCTGCTACATATACATTACCAGCTAAATCAACTGCTACTCCATAAGGTTGACTGAAAGTCGCATTCGTTCCTGTTCCATCGGCAGATCCAGATGTACTACCTGCTAATGTTGTGACTACACCTGCGGGTGTGATTTTACGAATTCTGTTGTTTGCTGAATCTCCTACATAAACAGTTCCAGCTGAATCAACTGCGACTCCATAGGGTTGATTGAACCTCGCATTGGTTCCAGTTCCATCAAGAAATGTTGCCGTTCCATTACCTGCAAGTGTTGTGACTACACCCGCAGGTGTAATTTTACGAATAAAATTACCATATTCAGTAACATAAACATTCCCAGCTGAATCAACTGCAACTCCACTAGGACCATTAAACGTCGCACTTGCTCCAGTTCCATTAACCGATGTTGCTGTTCCATTCCCTGCGAGTGTTGTGACAACACCTATTGGACTTATTTTACGGATACGATTATTACTAATGTCCCCTACATATAAATTTCCGGTTGAATCGACTGTAATACCAAATGGATAATTAAAAGTAGCATTCGTTCCAGTAGCGTTGCTAGCACCTGCTGTTCCACTACCCGCAAACGTCGTCACTACACCCCGATTCAAAGGTACTTGGGCTACTGCAGTTCCGATTTTACGGATGCGGTTATTTATCTGATCTGATACATACATCGTCCCTGTTGAATAAACTGTTAATACACTAGGTCCATTAAACCGTGCATTGGTTCCAGTTCCATCAAGATATCCCGGAGAACTACCTGCTAGTGTTGTCACTACACCAGCAGGTGTGATTTTACGAATACGGTGGTTAGAATAGTCTGCTAAATATATATTATCCGCCAAATCGACTTCTAATCCAAGAGGATTAGAAATTATTGCATTGGTTCCAGTTCCATCTAAAAATGATGATGTTCCATTTCCTACGAATGTTGTGACTACACCGGCTGGTGTGATTTTACGAATGCGGAAATTAAAATAATCTGATACATAGACATTCCCCAATGAATCCACTGCAACTGCATAAGGCTCATTAAACTGTGCGTTGGTTCCAGTTCCATCGAGATATCCACTTGTTGTTTGACCGGCCAATGTTGTGACTACACCCGAAGACGTAATTTTACGGATGCAATGATTTCGCACATCCGCAACATAGACATTTCCCGCTGAATCCACTGTGATTCCATGAGGATCGTTGAATCTCGCAGCAACTCCGCTTCCATCTAAATATCCAAATGTAGTTCCTGCGAATGTTGATACTACACCTGCAGGTGTAATTTTACGGATACGATAATTGTTTCTTTCCCCTACATATACATTTCCAGTTGAATCGACTGCGATTCCTTGAGGAGTATTGAAAGTTGCATTGGTTCCTGTTCCATCTGTGGATCCTACTGTTCGATTACCTGCGAATATCGTTATTACACCTTGAGGAGTGATCTTACGAATCATATGATTACCTAGTTCTGATACATAGACATTCTCCAATGAATCCACTGCAATTCCGCGAACCCCGTCGAATCTGGCACCAATTCCATTTCCAGCAATAAACCCTGCACTTCCATCTCCTGCAAACGTAGTCACAACCCTATTGTTCTCGGGAAGTGTATATACATTTGGAATTTTACGGATGGAGTGATTACCGCTATCTGCTACATAGGCGTTTCGGAACCGTTCCACTGTGATTCCTTGAGGACTATTGAAACGTGAAGGTGTGAATCCAGCCGTTCCATCGCCTGCGAGTGTTGAGACTACACCGGTTGAGGTTTGAACGGTACGAATACGATTGTTGGTTTGATCGGCTACATACAAGGTTCCCAATACATCGATGGAAAGCTGATAGGGAAAATTGAATTGTGCGTTTGTACCTGTTCCATCCGCGTATCCTGCGGTTGCTTGACCTGCAAGTGTCGTCACGGTTCCATCAGAAGTAACCCGGCGAATACGATGATTGTTCGTATCGGCTACATAGACATTTCCATAGATGTCTGCAACAATTCCAGAAGGAGTATTGAATCTCGCATTGGTTCCCACTCCATCTTGAAATCCTTGTGTGGTTCCTGCGAATGTTGTGACTGCAGCTGCCGATGTGATTGCACGAATACGATGATTGTTCGTGTCGGCTACATATACAATTCCCGCTGAATTGACTGCGACTCCAGTAGGAGAGTTGAAACTCGCACTGATACCTGTTCCATTTGTGGATCCAGCCGTTGTCTGACCCGCAAGTGTTGTGACCACACCTGCCGATGTGATTGCACGAATACGATGATTGTTCGTGTCGGCAACATACACAGTTCCCGCTGAATCCACTGCGACTCCTTGAGGTCTATTAAATAGTGCATTGGTTCCTGTTGCATTAGCAAATGCTGCCATTGCTTGACCTGCAAATGTCGTGACTACGCCTGCAGGTGTGATTTTACGAATACGGTTATTAATTGTATCGGCTACATACACGGTTCCGTTCCAATCCGTAGCCACTCCGAATGGGCTATTGAACCAGCCTCCTCCTTCACTGTACCCTGCACCACCACCAGCTCCTACAACGGCTGGTGCTACACTTGAACCATCTGCTCCAGCTGCGATACTACGGATACAATGGTTACCACCATCTGCAACATAGACAATCCCCGCTGAATTGATTGCAGTTCCATAAGGAGTACTGTATTTTACGCTGCCAGCTGGAGATACTGTAAATTCTGCACTACCACCAATTCCCGAATATGTAGTTACTACACCACCAGCAGTCGTGACTCTGCGGATACGCCGGTTGGTTGTATCGCCTATATATACACTCGTATCTGCTGTATTAACCGTTATTCCCCATGGATTCCAGAAAGATGCTGCCGAACCAGTTCCATTGGTGGATCCTGTGTCGCCACTACCTGCTAAAAATGAAGTTACGCCTGCCGTTGTGACTCTGCGAATTCGCTGAGAATCTGTAACATATAACATCGTACCTGCTGAATTGACTGTAATTCCTCTAAGTCCAAGGAAATTCGCATTGGCTCCTGTTCCATTAAGATAATTTGAGAAAGCATTTCCTGCTAGGGTTGTCACTATACCTCCGGATGTGATTTTACGAATACGAGTACTATCTGCTACATATACATTTCCAGCTGAATCCACTGCGACTCCAGTAGGAGAAACGAACCCCGCACTGGTTCCGTTTCCATCCGCAAAAGTATCTGTTCCATTCCCTGCTAATGTGGTGACCACACCTTCAGGTGTGATTTTACGAATACGACGATTACCATTATCTGCTACATATATATTTCCAGCCGAATCGACTGCGAGTCCATATGTAAGATTGAAACTCGCACTCGTTCCCGTTCCATCGACAAATGCAGATGATCCACTCCCTGCAAGTGTCGTCACTACGCCTGAGGGTGTTTGTTTGCGAATACGACGATTACCAGTATCCGCTACATAGATATTCCCTATTGAATCCACTGCGACTGCATGAGGACCTTGTAATAAGGCTCCAGATACGGCACCATTTTGTATACTATCCGTAAATCCCGCCACGCCGATACCCGAGAATGTCGTCACTACACCTGCAGGTGTGATTTTACGGATGCGGTTATTAGAAGAATCTGCTACATATACGTTACCAACTGAATCGACTGCGACTCCTTGAGGAAAATTAAAAGTAGCATTCGTTCCCGTTCCATCTGCAAACGTAGCAGTTCCATTCCCTGCTATTGTTGTCACTACACCGGCAGGTGTGATTTTGCGGATACGATTGTTAAACCTCTCTGCTACATAGACATTCCCAGCCGAATCGACTGCGACTCCTTGAGGATTTCTGAATGTCGCATCGGTTCCTGTTCCATCATTGGAACCTGATGTTGTACTCCCTGCGAAGACTGTGACGACACCTTCAGGTGTGATTTTACGAATGCGGTGGTTTTGTTCTGTTACATACACATTTCCAATCGAATCGACCGCGACTCCGGTAGGTTGTGTAAAAAACGCATTGGTTCCTGTTCCACCGCTAGTTCCATCAGTCCCGTTACCTGCCAGTGTTGTGACTACACCCAAAGGTGTGATTTTACGGATAACATGGTTTGAACGATCTGCTACATACACTATTCCTGTCGAATCGACTGTGATTCCAACAGGTGTATTGAAGGTTGCACTGGTTCCGGTTCCATCTACAAAGCTAATGCCTCCACTACCAGCCAATGTTGTGACTACACCCAAAGGTGTAATTTTGCGGATACGATGGTTTGAACGATCTGCTACATAGACAGTTCCAGCTGAATCGACGGTGATTCCTTCAGGACCAGAAAATGTCGCATTGGTTCCTGTTCCATCAGTAGAACCTACTGTTCCGCTACCCGCCAATGTTGTAGTTACACCAGTAGATGTGATCTTACGAATACGCTGATTGGTGCTATCTGCTACATAGACATTCCCAGCCGAATCGACTGCGACTCCATTAGGACTGTTAAACTGTATACTCCCATCAAAAAAGCCTGAAATACCTGCTCCTACTAATGTTGAAATTTCAGAAAGAACAGCCACAACCACCGCAGCCACAACCAACGCACGTGTAATTAAGATTCCTAACGAGCCGAAGAAGGGCATTATATTCTACTAACCAAAACTTGATAACTGGCTTAACGCTGTCCACGCAGACCCTGAATAGAATAAACTGAATGTCTGGACTTCGACTCGACTTGCAGTGGCGGTAGGCGCAGATCCACCGGCCCATTTAATGGTGATAGCGCTTCCTGCGATTTGAAGGGTGTTGATGAAATACGGTGTACCTCCTTGAACCAAGTAGACTGAGATTACATAGTTACGGTTCGCAGTCGTAGGTAAGTTCGTAATGTTGACCGTCAAGTTACTCGGAATGGTCGTCAAGTAATGAATGGCGCCCGATAACCAGTCGATCGTATACGGAGTCGTAGGCACCGCAGCCACGACGGTTTCTTGAACTTCTTGAATGCTTAACGCTGCTGTGACATCCAACCGGTTATTGGCTGCATTGAAGGATACGTTGGCAGTCGAGGCTGCAGAATTCGAAGTTCCGTTCGCATAGACAATGTTCCCTGTGGTTGTCGTAGAGAGCGTGAAGGCCGCTCCAGCAGCTCCTGTGCTTCCAGTAGGGCCTGTATTTCCTGTATTTCCCGTTGCACCCGTATTGGTTGTATCTCCCCTAGGTCCTGTCACACCTGTGGGTCCAGTATTGCCTGTGGCTCCAAATCCAGTAGGTCCAGTATTGCCTGTATTGCCTGTCACACCTGTGGGTCCAGTATTGCCTGTGGCTCCAAATCCAGTAGGTCCAGTATTGCCCGTATTACCAGTGTTGCCTGTTGGACCTGTAGTACCAGTAGGACCTGTATTTCCCGTATTTCCAGTAGGTCCTGTATTTCCTGTGCTTCCAATTCCTGTTGGACCTGTTGCGCCCACAGTGGGAATCGTGGTGTTGACATACGAGATGGTTGAACCGTTGAATCCTAGCGTGAGAGAACTAGAAGCCTGTGTGGTTGCGTAGATGTTCAAGGTTAGGTCTGTAGTATACGTTCGAGCAGGAATGGTGAGGTTCGACTTATACAACTGCATAGGACTGGATAGATTCACACTGGTCGTAGTTACACCTGTGGCTACCGTGGTGGCACCATCCACGACTTCAAAGTAGAAGGATGCAGGACTCGTCGACAATCCTACTGTGGCATACAACACTAGACTCCACACTCCTGTGACAGAGGTTTTGAGTGGTAGAGACGACGCAGGTAAAGTGAATCTAGCCACATTTGCATTCGTTGTTCCAGCAGGGATTGTGATGGTACTTGCAGACAAAGCAGGGTTGAAACTTGTAAGAAGGGTTCCAGTGAAGGGTGCTCCTGTATAGGTGTTTGGATCTGCGCCAAAATTGATTTTACGAATGCGACGGTTACCGTGGTCCGTTACATACATATTTCCAGACGAATCAAACACAATACCCCAAGGTAAGTTGAAAGTCGCATTGGTTCCAACTCCATCGGCTGATCCTAATGAATTTCCTGTAAGTGTTGTCACTACACCCGCAGGTGTGATTTTACGAATACGATGATTATTAAAATCCGCTACATAGACATTATCTAATGAATCCACTCCAAGACTAGCAGGATAGTTGAAAGTCGCATTCGTTCCTGTTCCATCAGTGGATCCCTGACCTCCACTCCCCGCAAACGTCGTCACTACACCTGCTGGTGTGATTTTGCGGACGCGGTTTAGGTTAGCTTCCGTCACATACACAGTTCCTAATGAATCTACTGCGATTCCATAGACAAAGCTGAATTGGGCATTTGTTCCTGTTCCATCTACATATCCTCTCTCTCCTCCTGCTAATGTCGTCACAACACCTGCAGATGTGATTTTACGGACAAGTCTATTAAAAACATCGGTGACATACAGATTTCCAACTGAATCGATTGCTACTGCCATAGGATACCAAAACGTTGCATTGGTTCCAGTTCCATTTGCAGAACCTATACTTCCACTTCCTGCAAATGTTGTCACTACACCGGCAGGAGTGATTTTACGAATACGATGATTATCAGCATCTCCAACATACACATTTCCTGCTGAATCCACTGCAAGACCAGTAGGTTCAAAAAAAGTAGCGTTGGTTCCAGTTGCATCCGCAGAACCTACGCTTCCACTACCGGCAAAGGTTGTCACTACTCCCAAAGACGTGATTTTACGGATACGGACATTACCTAAATCTGCTACATAGAGATTACCTGACAAATCTACAGCAATACCATATGAACGCCGAAAACTAGCATTGGTTCCAGTTGCATCAAGATATCCTTCTGAATTACCTGCAAAGGTTGTCACAACCGCATCACCTGTAGGTGGCTGTGCAGTGTAACTCATCTGCAACGTCAATCCACCCGAGAAACCGTCAATCCCTTGGATTCCTGTGGGTCCTGTGTTACCGATGTTACCTGTAGGACCTGTATTGCCCGTCACTCCGGTAGGACCTGTGTTTCCAGTGGGACCTGTGAAACCAGTAGGTCCAGTAGCACCGACACTTGGAATGGTTGTACCTACATAGGAGATGGTTGAACCATTGAATCCTAGCGTGAGAGAACTAGAAGCCTGTGTGGTAGCATAGACGTTCAAGGTTAGGTCTGTAGTGTAGGTGCGAGCAGGGATTGTTAGGTTGGATTTGTACAGCTGCATTGGACTCGATTGGTTGACACTGGTCGTGGTTACACCTGTAGCCACTGTGGTTGCACCATCCACAACTTGAAAGTAGAAGGACGCAGGGCTGGTCGACAGTCCTACTGTAGCGTACAGTATTAAACTCCACACTCCTGTGACGGATGTTTTGAGTGGTAAGGAAGATGCAGCAACTGTGAAGGAGGCTACTTTTGCATTCGTTGTTCCAGCAGGGATTGTGATGATGCTTCCAGTTAACGCAGGATTGAAGGCAGTTAAGAGTGTTCCAGTTAAGGTTGTGCCTGCGTAGATGTTAGGGTCTGCTCCCGGAAGTACAATCTTGCGGATGCGGTTATTTTCAGTATCGCCAATATACAGGATTGTTCCTGATGAATTAATTGTTACTCCAGTAGGATATCTGAAACTCGCACCTGCTCCAGTTCCATCAGCAAATGCAGGTGATCCACTACCTGCAATTGTTGTCACTACACCTAGAGAGTTTACTCTACGAACACGATTACCGCTATATTCAACTACATATACAATACCATTTAAATCTACTGATATACCCCAAGGAGTGCCAAATCTAGCATTGCTTCCTGTTCCATCTGTAGAACCTACGCTTCCATTTCCTGCCAAGGTCGACACTACACCCAATGGTGTTATTTTACGGATAGAATGGTTACCGCTATCACCTACATAGAGATTTCCTGCTGAATCAAGTTTGACACCACGAGGATAATTAAAACTTGCAGTTGCTCCAGTTCCGTCAGCAAGTGCAGGTGATCCACTACCTGCAAATGTAGTGACCACTCCACTTGGATCAATTTTACGAATGCGATTGTTAGCTGAATCTCCTACATACACATTTCCAGCTGAATCGACTCCTACATCATGAGGACTACTGAAACTCGCATTAGTTCCTGATCCATCAGCAAACCCAGATGAACTACCTGCCAAGGTCGATACTACACCTAATGATGTTATTTTACGAATACGATGATTTGTACCATCCGCTATATAGAGATTACCAGCTGAATCGATCGCAATACCACGAGGAGCGTTGAAAGTAGCATTGGTTCCTGCTCCGTCGGCAGATCCAGGTGAACCACTACCCGCAAAGGTTGAAACAACACCTTCCGGTGTGATTTTACGAATACGATTACCACCCGTTTCTGCTACATAGATATTTCCAGCTGAATCAACTATCATTACAGAAGGACTAGCCAGAGCCGTATTGGTTCCAGTTCCATTTGAACTTGAATAACTCCCATTCCCTGCTATCGTTGTCACAACTCCGTCTGTAGGAATTGCTTGTGTCACATAATTCAACTGCAACGTCAACCCACCCGAGAACCCATCAATCCCTTGGATTCCTGTGGGTCCGGTGTTACCTGTATTGCCTGTGTTTCCTGTATTACCGGTGTTGCCGGTATTCCCTGTCGGTCCAGTAAACCCTGTAGGACCTGTAACTCCAGAGGGTCCAGTGTTTCCAGTAGGTCCAGTATTACCTGTGGGACCTGTATTTCCAGTTTGACCCTGAATACCTTGTATGCCCTGAACACCTTGAGGTCCGGTATTCCCTTCAACCCCTTGTAACCCTTGCACGCCTTGAGGACCTATATTGCCTTGCACACCTTGACGACCTTCATTGCCTTGCACACCTTGCGGACCTTGTTCACCAGTTTGACCTTGCTGACCTCGTTCACCCGTTGGACCCGTCCATCCTGTTGGACCTCCTGGGATTCCGGCAACGCCTTGTGGACCGCCAATTCCCTGAGGTCCAGTGGGCCCTAAGTCTCCTTTGACGCCTGAGAGACCTTGAAGACCGCGAACTCCTTGGAGACCCGTAGGTCCCGTGACTCCTTGAATACCACGAACACCTTGTACCCCTTGGATACCTTGTGGTCCAATTAACATACTTATGTTTTCACCAGTTGAAAAATCAGACTATCTACTCCGGTGGTGGAAGTGCTGCGTACGATTCCAGTTTGGTGAAGACAAATATGCTTCCTAGGCCTGCATAGAATATCTTGAATGATTGAATCTCGATTTTATCTGATTGAGGAGTCGGTGGAGTATCGTTCAAATACGCGAAAAGAGTTACATTGTTTCCGTTAATGCTCATTGAAGATGCATAATAAGGAGTTGCGGATTGAGGGATAATTAACGTCAAGTCGTAGAGTTGTGCATCAGTTGTAGGAAAGTTCGTAACAGTAACCCTAAAATTGGATTCAGCTGCAGCACCTAACACTCCATTGGGACCTAGACTCCAATCCAACGAAACACCTGTTTCATCTACACTTAAGTATTGTAGGTTTGTATTCACACCACCTCCGCTTCCTGAAGGGCCTGTGTATCCCGTTGGACCGGTTGACCCTTCTCCCGTAGGTCCTGTAGGTCCCGTATTTCCTATACTTGCAAACAACTGCCAATACGTTGGATTTGTAGGGAGTCCTCCTGAACTTGAAACAATGCATAGATACGTAGAACCATTGTATTCTACAAGGTCATTCACAGCATAGAGTGTAGAGCCTGACCAAGTTCCTCGATTTGTATAGATGGTTCCACCGGCTGCAAACACCTGCCAGAAGGATGGATTTTCTGTAGGGACTCCTCCTGCACTTGAAACAATACATAGATACGTTGAACCATTATAGGCTACAATGTCATTCACAAAATAGAGTGTAGAGCCTGACCAAGTTCCTCGATTTGTATAGATGGTTCCCGCGGGACCTGTAGGACCTGTTCCTGGAGGTCCAGTGAACCCTGTGAATCCAGTCGGTCCAGTAGCTCCTGTTCCTGGAGGTCCAGTAGGTCCAGTATTGCCTATCACTGCAAATGTCGTATGAACATGTGATTGCGTAGAATCCCTGAACTCTAACGTTATGTTTCGGTTTCCACTTCCTGTGACAATGTATACATCTACAATAAGTCGTTTCGTAAGGTCTGCTAAGTTTACGTTGGGTGGAATAAATAACGAAAACGCACTCATAACCTGACCGGTAGCAAGAGCAATCGGAGCAGATGAACCGCTGGAAATCAACGTCTTGTTGCTTGTTCCATCCGCATCCACAGACGACAAATTGATATAGAACGACTGGTTGACTTGCGCAATAGTATACACGTGAAACAACCAAAACCCCTCTTCAACATGCGTAGATGGTAGAAGTCCAACTTCAGATAAGAATGTTGCGATGTAGACGGTTGCTCCATTCGCCGTGTCTGTAATGAGTGTTTGTGTTCCTGTATTCGGTGTGTGTGTCATTGTTCCCGCGATGGGTGTTCCCGTATATGCGCCTCCTGCTGTGTCCAAATAAAACACACGTCCTCCAGATGACCCTGCTTCACCTTGAATTCCTGTAGGTCCTGTAGGACCAGTAGCTCCTGCTCCAGTCGGTCCTGTGACACCTGTGAATCCTGTAGGTCCTGTATTCCCTGTGTTTCCCGTGAATCCTGTAGTCCCTGTAGGACCTGTGTCTCCTGCTCCAGTAGGACCTGTGTTTCCCGTATTTCCAGTCGGTCCTGTGACACCTGTGAATCCTGTAGGTCCTGTATTCCCTGTAGGACCTGTGTTTCCCGTATTTCCAGTCCAGCCTGTCGGTCCTGTGACACCTGTGAATCCTGTAGGTCCTGTAGGACCTGTCGGTCCTGTATTCCCTGTGTTTCCCGTGAATCCTGTAGGACCTGTCGCACCTGTTTCTGTAGCTGTACCCGGGGGTCCTGTAAACCCGGTCCAACCTGTAGGGCCTGTAGGACCTTCAATACCCTGAACACCTTGAATACCTTGAATACCCTGCGGTCCAGTGGGTCCATCAATTCCTGGAATGCCTGGAATGCCTTGGGCACCATCCGGTCCCTCGGGTCCAGTAGCTCCTGCAATGCCTGCAGTTCCTTCGACGCCTTGAATACCCTGTATACCTTGAAGACCTGTAGGACCCGCTATACCATGTGGACCTGTGTTACCGGTAACACCTGTCGGACCTATTTCACCTCCAGCCGGAATCAAGAACGCTGAAAACAAGGTATTCGCACCCTTCAGTACATTCACAGGAGCTGCAGACCCGTTGAATCCTGTAGAGACGACCCAATCCGTTGACCCATTAAAGTACTGAACCGTTGTCAAGTTGAGTGACATACCAACACTCGTATCCGTCGCATCTTGAGCCCGTGCAAGTGTCTCTCCGCCTTCATCCACAATCTGAATCGCGTATTGATTTGCGTTTCCAGCGATATCGAACAAGACGAGTAAAGACAACTGATAAAACCCTGCAACGGTTGGTTGAAATCGATAGGTTGGACTGAACCAATTTTTAGGGTCCACAAGTTCAGTGAATTGTAATACATCCACTGCAGCTGGATTGATTCGTTGATTTACAGTAAGTTTTGCAGTGACAACATAGTCGCTTGGATAAATACCCGTTCCTGCAGGTCCCGTGCTTCCTGTAGCGCCCACAAAGCCCGTCGGTCCTGTGTTGCCTGTTGCGCCTGTATTGGTAGCCGTTCCAGCAGGGCCTGTGTTACCTGTAGTACCCGTCCAACCCGTGGGTCCTGTGTTGCCGGTATTCCCTGTAGGACCGGTGTTACCTGTGTTACCCGTGGGTCCAGTCCATCCGGTAGGTCCTGTTGGTCCGGTGTTGCCAGTGTTGCCTGTCCATCCAGTCCATCCGGTAGGTCCAGTCCATCCGGTAGGTCCTGTGAACCCTGTATTCCCTGTCCATCCAGTCCAGCCTGTGGGTCCAGTCGGTCCTGTGTTACCGGTGTTTCCTGTCCATCCAGTCCAACCCGTAGGCCCAGTCCAGCCTGTTGGACCTGTCGGTCCTGTGTTACCGGTGTTGCCTGTCCATCCAGTCCAGCCGGTAGGTCCTGTTGGACCTGTGTTGCCAGTGAACCCTGTATTCCCTGTCCATCCAGTCCATCCGGTAGGTCCAGTCCATCCGGTAGGACCTGTGAACCCTGTGTTGCCGGTATTCCCTGTCCATCCAGTCCAACCCGTCGGCCCTGTAGGTCCAGTGTTACCCGTGTTGCCTGTCCAACCTGTCGGTCCAGTGTTACCCGTGTTACCCGTGGGACCTGTGTTGCCTGTATTTCCAGTAGGACCTGTCGGACCTGTGTTACCGGTATTCCCTGTAGGACCTGTGTTACCTGTGTTACCCGTGTTGCCTGTCCAACCCGTGGGTCCTGTAGGACCGGTCCAACCTGTCCATCCAGTCCAACCCGTGGGTCCTGTAGGTCCTGTATTGCCCGTGTTGCCGGTATTACCGGTATTGCCCGTCCAACCTGTAGGACCTGTGTTGCCGGTAGTGCCAGTCGGACCCGTATTGCCCGTATTGCCTGTGGGTCCTGTTGGACCTGTAGTACCAGTCCATCCAGTGGGTCCTGTGACAATCGAAGGAGAACCTGTCATTCCAGTCGGTCCAGTCGGTCCAGTATCTCCAGTATTTCCTGTGTTACCTGTTGCACCTGTATTCGTAGCGGTTCCTGCAGGTCCAGTGTTGCCTGTCCATCCAGTCCACCCTGTAGGACCTGTTACACCCGTAGGACCAATGTTGAAGAACGGTAAGTCATTCCATAATCTCAATCCATCACCAATCTTCATGCGTCCTAAAGTCGTATCGTACCCTTGCTCGCCCGATGCGAGGAGAGGGTTCGCATTGAACCAATTCAAGGATGTGTCCCTTCGAAGCAATATCTTCTTAGGAACCGTCGGACATGACGACATTGTATTATAAGTCGCATAGATTTACATCGGCCTTACCGCCATCAAAGATCTCATTACCGTTACCGTCCAAGTAGTCGCAGAACTCAGCCGTTGCGTTACCTGCATCGTCAATCTCAAAGGTTTGACATCCAGACTTCGACAAATCACATCCCTTAGGCCCTGCACCACCACTGTCGAACACTTCATTCCCATTGCCGTCCAAATAGTCGCATACATCGGAGGTTGCATTCCCACCATCATCCACCGTAGGATGATACGGACAGATGCGATCGAGTGGGCAGACACAGACCGACGTCAAAAAGTTCCATTCAAGCGATCCATTGGTTGAACCCTTGTAGCTGTAGACTCCCCTGGGGTTTGAAATGATGGCTGCGCGTCGCATCCATTCGGTATGCATTCCCGCATCGCGTGTTTGATTCACAAACGACCTCTCCTTACCGACTCGAATCGGAACCCATGGCAAAAAGTTGGGCATCGATTCAGAGCTTGTATACGCTTTCCACGAATACATCCCTAGGATGGTGAACAAGACACCCAACACCAGAAGGTTGATGTTCATTGCTTCTTGCTTAGATGTTGTCTACGTCCACTTCATCGTCGTCTTCGTCAAACTCGAATCCATCTGGCTTGGAAGTGGGTGCGTTGCCTGACTTCAAGAACATGCGTTCGTCCATATCGGGTTTAAGGTTACGAAGTCGTGCGATTTGTTCAGCCGAGAACACTGCGACGATTTCATGTGTCTTTCCACCCAAGCCTGTCTCTGCAATCATGACGAGACTGTCGATGTCGACCCAGACCGTACGTTTACCTTTACCTCGTAGACCACCTCGCATCGGCATGGTCTGTAGAACTTCTCTGAACTCTTTCTTGGCTTGTTTCTTGTTTCCTTCATCGTCTTCGTTCTCGAAGAAGTCTCGTTTCTTGTCGTCGACGACTTCCTCCAAGAAGAAGACCTCCATTCGTCCGCATCCGAGGCGTCTCGTGATACGAGCGATGTGAACACCGGTCAGTTTTTCATTGTTTTTGATGTCATCGAGTAAGTCATCGATGAAACATCGGTTGTTGCGTGCTTTCGAACCTTCTGAATTGCGTTGGGACCTATGGCCTGAACCTCCTGTAGTATTGCGTGGCATTGTAAGAATGGGGAAGGTTATGAGTTTGGTTTTTACGAATCCGTTTTGGCGAGCTCGGTGACTATATTTTCATTTCTTCATTTAATGAACTAGGGACATAAATGCATAACTCTATCCCATTGAATCCGACTCGAGTGTTTGGCTTTTCCACTTTGTGCAAACACTTTCACCAAACTTTTAAAAACGGATTCATTTGTGCCAAGTAACTTGGTGAGTAAGACCTACATACGACATACTGTGTGAGGCAATTGAGTTCCAATTGTAAAAAACGAACAAACTACAGTCTATTCAACGAATCTCATTCAAGATGAACACTATTCACAGTCTTATTGAGACTGTCATGACTATCCCTCTTCAACAGCTACTCACTAACAACAAAGACGCTCCATTCATTTTCCAAAAGATAGGATGGATCCTTGCAGCTTCACGTCTTCTCCCAGGACTTGAAGGTATCACCGAGATCAGTGGAAAGAACGCAAACAAGGGCTTTGCGAAGATCACCGATTTCAACCGAGACTTTCTCAACATCAAACTCAAGGACGGAAATGCCGACGGAAAGTCGGACGGGACATTCCGTATCGGACAGAAGACCTACATCACCTCTGCAAAGTATCGCGAGGGCGATGACGTCTCGATTGCAAAGGACATGGATGCATTGAACACCCTCCGTGCAACGCGTCCAGAGTTCAGTGACGCTGCGTTCGTCATGTTTGTACGCGACCGAGATGGATGGATCGCAGCACACAAACGAGCCAACGCAAAACACCTCTATCCAATTGACTATGCGCATGTCTACGATGTCAAGATGTTTGATGCGGCGATCGTCCACCTTCGTACGATCCTTGCAAACTACAATGGATCGATCAACGACTACGCAGTCAAGTATCTCCCACACTTGAAGACCCATATGAAACTGAAGTTCCATCAGCATCTCGTTCAGACCCTGTACGTTGCCGGTGTCTTCATGTTTGCGATGAAGTGTCGTGCAGGAAAGACTGTGTCTGCTGCTTTCAACATCCTTTCCCAAAAGTACAAGACGGTTCTCTACATCACACCTGTTCCATCGGAGACCAAGAACCCTGCGATTGACACCTTCCGCAGGTACGTCGAGTTTGATGGCTACGACATCATTAACCTCGAAGCAGGTGCTAAAATCCCGAGCCCACTCGTCAAGCCAACCATTCTAGTGACGTCCAAGCAGTACCTAGACAAGCACCACAACGAGGATGTGATCAAGTCGATTCACTTTGACGCAGTTTACCAAGACGAGACCCACTGGGCCGGTCTGACCGATAAGAACGTTCAGATGCGTCGCAGCGTTATTCGCGAGGATACCGACTTGATCCTTATGACTGGAACTGGTGAACGTGTACGCAATGAGCTTGGACTAGACGAAACACAGATCGTCTATTGGAATCTCGAGGAGGAAGCGGCATGCAAACGTGGAGACATTGAATACCTCGAGAACGTGTATGGAAGGGAGGCTGTCACGACTGCGTTGGTCAACACGTTCGGAAACGCCAAAGACTACGCTCCATTGCTAAAGTCCATGTATACAGAGATGCCCCAGCTTCGTCAGGTTATCTACAAGCTGAAGCCTGCGTTTCTTGAGAACTTTGCAGAGTTCACGGATAAAAACCAGTATTCGTTCGACATGAAAGAGATCTTTCGAATGGAGAATGGTCAACTTGTACACCCCCACAAAGTCATCAGCCTACTTAAGTCCTACTTGGGTAGTGACGATGGATCCGTCCACAATTCAATCATGGATCAGATTCGTGCACTCGGCACACGTACTGGACAGTATGGTTCAAAGTATTACGCGGGTGGAGGTGGGGCTACACAGCTCTGGTTCTTGCCTGAGCAGGTTGAGGGAGGAGATTTGAACTCCTTGAGCATTGTTCTGAAGTCTATCATTGACGAACACTTTCCAGAGTACATGACTGTGGTGGTGAACTCGTCTGCGAAGCTTGATACACGCGAGGGCATGGAGAAGTTCGTTGCAGAGCAAGAGAAGCTCGCAATCAAGAAGCAGGGGTTGATCGTCTTGCTTGGAAAGATGATGGCGATGGGTGTCAGTCTTCCCCGCGCGGACATTGTGTGTATGTTCAACAACCTCTCGAAGGCCGACCTCTACACGCAGATGAGCATGCGCTGTTTGACACAGGATGTAGGAAAGACGACTGGATTCGTCATCGACTTCAATCAGAAGCGTGTTCTAGAGATGTCTATGGCCCTCGTTCCACGCTGCGAGGGTACAGGTGCTGAGATCATTGATCGCATGACGAAGGTGATTGCATTCGGCGCAAACAGTTTCGAGACGAAAGATGTGACGGATGTCATCGCCCACTTCAACAAGATCTGGACTACACAGGCATTTGATAAGGTGAAGGTTCTTGGAGCTCGCTTGAACAACTACGTTGGAGCCCTTACCGTCACAGCTGAAGAGCAGAAAGAGATCATGAAGTCATCCTGGGTTCGAAGCACTATGGCCGAACTTCGCGAGCGCCGAGAGCTCTTGGATGCATCTGAAAAGATCGAAGATGCAGAGCCTGTTGCTTCGTCTGAGCCAGAGAAGAAGGACACAACGAAAGAACCCGAGACGCTCGAAGATGTGATTCCGAACTTCTCGTATGAGGTGTTGACAACGATCCCACCCTTCGTTGCATTCCTGACCTACGAACAAAAGCGTGAAGAGTTCATCGGCCAACTCCTAGAAAGGATCCGTGACACTAAGATGCTGAACGACATCTTCCGCGAGCAATGTGGGTCGTGGTGGAAGGGTACAATGAATCTGAACTTCATTAACTTGCTGATCAACATCTTCGGGCGATGTGATGTAAAGGCAAGTCGCGGTATTGGTGTAATTATGTCTGCCATTAAGTCAGAAATGGGCTCCCTAATCGACGACATGCATGCCACACTTGCTTTGTTGAACTCGATCCTTGCCCCCAAGTCGTCCACGCAGAAGAAGTTTGGAGAGGTCTTCACACCCGCCGAGTTTGTGGATGACACAATGCTAGCGACATACCCTGCAAGCACATGGAGTAACGCCAACGGGAAGTTCTATGACCCTGCTGCGGGTAGCGGAGTGTTTGGTGTCTGTGTGTACTACAGGCTTATGGATGGCCTGCAAAAGGTGTTTCCTAACGAAGTTGATAGGAAGAAGCACATCTTAACCAACATGCTCTTTATGAGCGAGATCGGTGCCAAGAACGTTGGAGTTCTAAAGCACATCTTCGGTGCATACGCCAACATCTACCACGGTGATTCCCTAACGTTTGATGCTGAGAAGCACTGGGAGATTGATATGAAGGACGTACATGTGATTGGAAACCCACCCTACAACACCAGCCGTGAGACGTCGACTACTTGTGCTGCACTCTACCACAAGTTCATTGAGAAGTACATTGACACGTGTAAGACGCTTCTGTTTGTTGTCCCATCTCGATGGTTCTCGGGTGGAAATGGAGTCAATGGCTTCCGCAAGATGATGCTGAGTCGCAGAGACATCGAGTTCATCGAGCACATTGAGGATGCGACAACTGTGTTTGGACCAAGTGTCTCTATCAAGGGAGGAATCAACTACTTCATGAAGAACTCTGCGTACTCTGGAGAGTGTAGGCTTAACGGAACGATGACTGACTTGTCAACGTTCGAGATCCTTGTCGATAGCAAATTCAATGGATTGATTTCCAAGATGAAGACGAGTAACGCGAACCTCGGATCTCTCTATGTGGGTAATCCATTTGGAGTGTCTAGCAATGACATTCGAATTACGTCTGACAAAACTGACTCCACCATCGCGTGCTTCATGAGTCAAGCAAAGGGTTTCCGAAAGTACATTCCCAAGGAGGCTATCACAAAAGAGTATGCGTACTGGAAGGTCATCACTACCGAAGCTGCACACGGTGCGGGTAGTGGGTTCGCTAACACATTTGTTGGATCACCTGAGGAGGTTCACAGCGAATCATACAGATCGTTTAAGGTTGGCTCTGAAAGCGAAGCAAAGTCACTCGTATCGTTCATGAGTTCGAAGCTTGCGAACAAGATGTTGGGTCTGCGCAAGGCATCCCAGCATATCAGCAACAACACCTGCGCGTGGATTCCGCTTCCACCACTCGATCGTGTATGGAATGACGAAAGCGTCAACAATTATTACAAACTTACTGCAGAAGACATTGCACTCTTAACTTAAACTTTGCCACCAATCATGCCACCAATGCCACCAATTCCCCCCTTTTTCCACTTCGACCCCCAACGACGCTCCAAGCATAAACTAACAAAACCAGACTGAAAACGCAACACGAAACTCCCTTGGGCTCGACCCGACCCGAGTCCTGGGGACTTTGCGCAAACACTTTGAAATTCAGCCAGGATTTGTGAGTTGGGGGTTTATTGGAT